TCAGGAAGCCTTGTTTCCCAGCGTGTCCGGCAGGTGTTTGGGGGCTTCGGGTTCACTGTTTGGGGGAACTTCGTTCTTCACCCGTTCGGCAACCCGCTTGGAAGACCTGATCCCAAGCTTCGCCCGATCAGCTCCCCGAGTGTAAACTTCTGCTTGTTTTGGGTTGGCCCAGCCGAATTGAGCCATAAGCTCATGGGCTGTCGCGCCTTCGTCGGCGGCCACTGTAGCTGCGAGCTTCCGAAGCCCATGAGCGTTCTTGAAGACATCGGCCTTGCGTGCAGCCTCTCCGAACCAGTTCCCAAATCCTGGCTTGCTGAACGGCTTGCCATGAGACGTCACGATGAAATGCAGGACGCCCTTTTTCACTTCGGTCTTTTCGATCAGGTCAAGGACGTACTGAGGCAACTCGACGGTTACGACCGAACCCGTCTTGCCAGTCCTGAATGACAGGACATTGCCGCGCAGATGCTGGCGGCCCATATCGGTCAAATCTCCCCTACGACTTCCGACATGAAGCAGAAGCTCGAACGCGAGCCTTTGCATCGTTCCTTCGGCCCAAATAGACCTGAATGCCTTGGCGTCTTCTATGGTCCACGCCGGGAAACCATCTGATTTAACCGTCAGCCGCTCAACGCCTTGGCATGGGTTGTTTCCCCGATGGTCGTTCTTCACCGCCCATTGGAAGAGGCCGGTCATCGCCTTCAGATAGTTATTCGCCTGCACGGGCGTCTTTGCCATCTGGTCGATCCGGTTGCGGATATGCTTCGTCGTGATGGCTGAAAATTCGACTTGGCCATTTTTCTCTACAACATGCTTGAAGATGTTGGAGCGTTGGCGCCTCGTGCCGTCAGAGAGCGTCACCCATGTGCCGCTTTCCATATATCGACCGATCAGCCATTCCATAGTCCTCGCGGCGGCTGGGGACTTGTTTCGTGGCTTTGGCTTCGATGCCAAGCATTCAGCATAGGCCATGTCGAACTCATGGCTGCTGGGATCGTCAGGAAGTCGGACCCTCGGCCCCTTGTCGATGCGGAAATAGAACAGCACCTTCCCGTACCGGGTGATTGTCTTCGTGACGTGTTTAGGAAGGGGTTTTGGCATCCCCTCATCAGAGGGCAAAGTCATCTGGTAGTTCAACCTTCCTTGGCTTGTGGATAACGGGGATATCGGGTGAAACCCTGATGATTTTCCCGTTGACTTCGATCTCGACGCGTACTCCCTCGCTCTTGGCGATCTGGGCCATGCGTTTCAGATCCGATTGCTTGACAAGGGCTGAGGCTGTCATCCGCCCTCCTTGCCGATGTTGGCAGTTTGTTCTTGCAAGGGATTGGGGGAGGATTCCGAGAGGGCGCGGATGGCGGCGGCTATTTGGCCGGCAATCCATGTCTCGCCAGGATAATCATCGTCGCAGCTCTTGCCTTCATTCTCGGCGATCTTGGCAGCCTCTTCCAAGGCCTGTAGTCTCGCCTCTCTCGCCATCTCGTCGCACAGGGCCTTGAGGGAGTCTCGTTCGGCGGTGAGGGTCGTGATCTGATCAAGACCATGCCTCTTGCCGTTCAATCCCTCAAGGATTGCGCGGGCATGTTCTGGATAACGGCCGTTCTGATTGCATCGCGCGATCAGTAGCCCGTCATAGTCATCCTCGTAGATGCTAGTGGCAAAGTTTCCGCTGCCCTCTTCGGGGATCGCCTCAAAATTGCCGAGCTTCATCGTGAAATCGCTCATACCCCACCCTCCGTATCTTCAGACAGTATGGAGGGAGGAGCTGGGAGAGGACGCCAATGGGTGAAACCAAAGTTCCGGTGAGTATCCTTACTATCATCATGCTTGATGTAACTATCGTGGTCGGCCATCCACCAAGGTGTTCCTTGTGTCTTCGAATAACCATGAAGCGGGGGGACCCCCGCCATGGGTAGATTGCAAGGATCGGCGTCCCATCCTTCGGCGCCGTCTCTATCGGCCGCCACCCCTCATCCCCTTTCCCAGCTATAGGGAGAGGCGCGCGACGGTTCCAAGCCTCCACCATTTTTTGCCGGCCGTAGTCCTCGAACATGTTAGGGACTGAGGCGCCGCATTTGTAGCAGCACATGCTCCAAACATCCTCGCCAGAATGGAATCCCCTTCCGGCACCGCGATGCCGATCAAACCGGATGTCAGAGTTTCCGCAGAATGGACATGGCTCCAGAGCCTTATCGTATGGTGTGGTCATTGGGAGGAGTCCTTTCCGCGAACTTCCACGGCCACAAAGCCAGGGCACGCCTTGTTCGGCTGATCTTCGTTCTTGATGAAACCGCACATCATGCAGCATTTAAGTTGCATTGAGGAGAAGACGCGCTCGTGCCAGAGATGGCCGTTGTCTTCCTTCGGCGGGTTGCAGCAGGCGACGATATGGAGCTTGCCACTGCCACTGTGGCAATCGCAGGTGCAGTTGTCATAAGCGGGCGGCACGAACCGGCGACCGGCGCCGATCTCAAGATCTCTTTCGGCTGCCGCGCGCTTCTCAAACCATTCCTTGTCGATCGGCTTTTTCACTTCCGCCCCTCCTGTGCCTCTGAGAGGGCGGCTTCGGCTTCAACGCACTCCATGTATTCGCGCTGAAATTCGATCTCGCGGGAGATTTCTTCCGAGGATAGCCACCACTTCCTGTGGCACTGATAACACCAAGCCTCGCCTGTCAGGATGTCGATATCGGGGTGCGAGCAATCGCAGTCTGCGGCGTCATCATCAAAATAGCCGATATCTTCCCATTCAAGGTCTTCGCGTGATTTGTCTGCCATCACTTCGCCTCCTCTTGCTCAGGGGCGACGGCGGCGCGGGCACGGCGGAAATCTTGATCTGACAGAGCCGCGCGGTTGAAGGCATTTGCACCCATGTATGGTGCTTTGGCGAACGGTTCCAACGCCTTCCGCAACCGCTCGTTCTCAACCCTAAGCACGGATATCTCGGCCATCGCATCAACGCTGATTTTATCGCCCCATGCTTTGCGCACGATATCATTACAGAGATCACGTTCGGCCTGTCTTGCTGCGGCTATCTCAGGCGCGGTGTTGAGGGCGTCCGTCGCGAGCTTTGAAAGCGGGTAGTCATTCGGCAATCCGCCGTTGCCCGTTCCAGCCAAGAGATGGATCGTTTGCTCAATCTCATCGCGAAGCCGGTTCGCTGCGGTTTCGACAGCTTCCCAATCGTGCCGGCTGATGCCAGCATGTAGGTCTTGGATCAATCGGATGCTCATCTACTTTCCCTCCCCGCAGAGGGAAGATTGGGCATCTGCATGCCACTTAGGGTAAGTCGATTCGGATATTATTGCTTGAGCCCGAACGACTAAATCTCGAAACGGGTTGGTAATTTGGGCCGCGTCTGCCATCTGTTCGGCGATTTCATAGAGCGACCTCACATTTTGTATATAAGGCTCTCCTGTCCTATCGATTTTTGAAACTTCCTCGACAACTGCTCCAGATACAGGGTCTATCCGGTCGAATAAGAACCTAGATGGCTTACCGCTCACTACCATCTCGGGTGCGGAGTCTTCCCTCAGTGCGGGCGTGGGTATGGCGATAATGGCGGCGAGGGCTTGGCTTCTGCACTTACTCGCAAAATGCCAGCTAACCGGATGGCGGCCCTGTCGGTCGTCAATCCCACTGTTTGCGTCTGCTTCACTGTCAGGCCATCGCGTATCCGGATACATATCCAACGCCAGCGCCTTGGCTACGCGCTCGATTGTATCACCGCTCACACTTATCTCGGGTGCGGGGTCGCTTTGGGAGGTGGAGAGAGCGGAGCGGATGCGGCGGAGAAATGTTTCCGTTTTGTCAATCAAAGCCGAGGCGTTGCAAAGTGACTGATCCATAGTGGTATTTGCAGCAAGGTTGATGTCTTGCTGCGCATCCAGAAGCTCCTCGATCAGCTCCTCGATTTCGACCGCCTTCACGGCCACCGGCTCTTGCACTGCTGCGGGTGGGGGTGGGGCGGATAGATGAGCTTCGAATATGCGCCGCAATCCGTCCAGTTCACCGCTCAACGGATCGCCATCCCACTCATCGGGCATATTGGAACGAAATTCCTTGTCTGCTTCCAGAACCGCAGTTACGGCGATTTCGAGCATATTCGATTTTGGTGACCTCTCATGCCGTTCAGCATCGGAGGGGGAGGCGCGGTAAACCGGGAATGGATCAGAACCATCAACGGATGTGTCGCCAGGGCGAGCCACCTCGTAGTAGTCTTCGACATCGTCCGGCGCGAGACGGCCCTGAAGCCAAACAAGGTGAGCGATCGGTTCATTCGGCATTGTTCTTCTCCTGAGCGAAGGCGCGGAGGGTGGGGATAGAGCGCCCGATGACATCAATCGCATCACGCGAAAGTATGAAGGAGGCCAATGGCTTGGCGCTTTCCTGATGCACAATTGTATTTCCGGCCCATCCCGACGCTATTGCTTTGGATGCATATTCCAAAGCCGAAGATTCATTCGGAAAGCTTGGGCTCAGGCGCATGAGAGTTGCGTTTTTTATCGGGTTGTCACGTCTGTTCCTCGGTGGCGGGCAGTGGTAGACACTCGCCTGCCAGTGTCCGCCGTCCAGCGCTGCAATCAGCTCTTCAATGGTCATAGCGCTTCCCTTGCCGTGATCTGGACTCCGCCTCGGTGATGAAGCTCATCGGCACGCTTCAGCCGCGCGTCATCCTCAGCGAGGACGGATTCTTCGCGCTTCTGGCGCTTGGTCGCTTCATTCCAGATCGTGCGTCGATATCCTGGGGATAGGGAGTTCCAACCCTGCTCGGTACCAGCAAAAATGCCTTGTGGCAGATCGGAGAACTCTGGGGTGTCTGGAGCCCGAAAACTCCAATACGATTCCTGCTTCTTCATCTCACGCTGCCTCGCACATCATCGAGGAGCCGCGACCGTGGTTCTTTCCGCCGCAAGAGCATTCGCACTTCATGATGCGGCCCGTGGCGTTGACGCAACGATCGTCACAGATATGACGAGAGGGGTTCGACTTGAACTCGACCTTCCGCTCTACAGCGGTGAAGCCCTTCCAGCCCTCGCCGGCGACGAAATACAAATCTTCGATGTTGACGTAGCCAAAAAGCTTGCCGCCGATTTCGCGAACCTTCTGGAGTTCGTTCGAGCTGTTGAAGTATTTGATGTTCGCCATTTTCGTTGCTCCAATCGTATGTATGATTGAAGTGATAACGTATGTATGATAACTAGTCAATCGTAGATACGAAAAATTGGAGATTGCGCATGTTCGTTTATGTGATTGGCGGCCGTTCCACCTCGAAGAAGATAGGGATTGCAACTGATCCTTCCCGCCGCCTGAAGGCCATCCAGAGCGGTAATTCAAAGGTTGTGTCCGTGCTGCATTCCCGTGAGGTTGACTCGTCAGTAGCTGGCATGATTGAAGCTCATGCTCATTGGGTACTGAAAGATCATCGCGAGTCTGGCGAATGGTTTCGCGTCTCATTGGAGCAAGCGATAGCGGCAATCGATGCCGCGATATCTGCTGATGGCAATTGGGTGAAGGCGAAGAGGTCAGTGGGACGCAAGAAGGAATTTCCGAATCGGATAACGCTGCCCCTGTCAGACGAGATGCTGGCTGGGATCGATGCTGCACGCGAGCCTGAAGAGGATCGTCTGACCTTGATACGCGCCGCAATCGAACGGGAGCTGAAGCGTCGCGAGAAGGCCAAGAAGGCAGCCGCCGACTGATCAGCTCTTCAAGCTTCTGCATGAGAAGAGCCCTCCAGTTTGGAGAGGAACGATTTCGCGCTGGAACTCAGATCGCGTCGGTCGAATGCGAGGCCATGTGGATGGGGTTTATAAATCTCTGGGCTCGCGTACCATTCCAGAACGCCGCGCGCCTCTTCCAAAAGGACTTCGGCTTCGATCCGCTTTCTACGCTGGAAATTCGCTTCATCGTTGCAGTCTGCTTTGACGCTGTAAGCAGTGGACAGCCGCGACCGCAGATCGACGCATTCCGTTTCGGCCTTCCGCGCCCGCTCTTCCTCACCCACTGCAATCGTGACCTGTAGATCACGGCTTGCCTTGATGTTCGCTATTTGCTGCTCAAGCTCGGCTATGCGGGAGTCGGCGGTGGATTGGAGTTCTGCATTCGCCAGAGCTGAGAGGTGGGGAGTGGGGGAGGTGTAGAGCTTCGTGCCGAGTTCTGCAGTTTCCAAGAAGCCGATGCTGGCATCGATCACCTTGCGAGGGCGCATCGCATCGAGATCCCGCTCCGGGTCATACCAGACCACAACGCCTTCCGGATCGCCCGGTATCAGCGCAAGGGCTGCGGTGAGGGCCATGCGGGCATCTTCTGGCTCAAGGTGATATGGCACGTCGTTGTCAACGGTGCCTAGAATTGTCGCTTTGCAAGCGGCTTCGATCATCTCTGGTGTCGGGTTCATGGCTGTTCCTCTCTGTAGAGCTGGCGCGGCGGCAAAGGCTGCTTCGTCTGGCGCTTCTCGGATTTCTCGGTTCGTGGAAAGCCGGCCGACTTGAGCTTGCCGGTCGGGCGCACCGCGCCGGACGCCTTATCGCGCTGTCGGTCGGACTTGCGGATCTGGCGAATATCAGCAGCTGTTTTTTCAGCGTGGCAAACTCGGCAGATCAGCCGGCCGTTGGCAATAGTCGGTTCGCCGCCGAGCGCGCATGGAAGGATATGGTCAACCTCGCCTTCACCAGGCTTCAGGACAGCCTTGCATTTTTCGCAGTGGCCGGCGGCTCGAGCTATAATCGTGGCCTTGGTTTTTCGGGAGAATTCGAGACGGTTGCTCATCGCTCACTCCATCATCTGGCGTTTGCATGGGCCATCGCACCAAAGCCGGATATGGTTCTTCCGTCCGGCGAGGCGAGCATGAAGCATGCCGTCACATTTCGGACATTTCACCCGAGCAGACGTGACGCCCTTCTTGACCATCTGGTCTTTCATCTTCATGCCATCGGTGATCGTGGACAGGATCGATTCTTTGTCGAATGAAACGCTCATGCTGAAGGCCCTCCGCTATGGGACGCGAGCGCCAGACGGGCGATGCGCTGAAGGTCGCGAAGCGCTTCTCGCCATGTGCCATCGGTCATAGTTGACCAACTCGTTCCGGCCGGGTGGGCATCGCGGATTTCTTCAAGCGCCTTCAACAGCCGCTCGTTTTCAGCCTTCTCGTCACGGTACCGGCCCTCCCAATAGCGGTAGTCGGCTGGGTTACTTGTCCGGAGATCGAGGTTGGCGCGAAGGCGTTCGATCTCGGCCGCGCCCTCTGCGCAGTCGGCCGGCAACGTCGGCATACTCTTTGGCGCGCGCTTCTTCGCGCCCCACCAACGGAGGCGTTCAACGATGTCAGCCATTGATGAAATCCTCCATGTCGATCTGGGGAGCCTTGCGGCGACGGGTGAGGGCTGCATTGGCCGCATGATGCTTGGCGTCCCAGCTCAAATGACATTTTTGACAAAGTGCGCGGCACCTATCCGGATCGCCGTGGCTCTCGTCGTGATCCATATGCGCAATCGTCAGCACGACCTTGCTGCCGGTCACAGGATGAGGCTTGCCGTTCTCGGCTCGGCACTCTGGATGCATTGGCGTGCCTTCGCAGCGATTGCCGGCGCGCTCGAGGAGGGAGGTGCGGAAGGCCTTCCATTCCTTCGAATGGGTACCGCCGCCAAGGTAGAGGGATTTGCGTTCTGCTCGGATCGGCATCAAGCGCCCTACACATTTGCCAAGGCCGCCTGAACGTCCTTGGACAATTGAGAATCGGCGGATTCGTCGAACAGGCGCGAGTAGTTCCATTCGGTATCCCGGAAGATGCGCCCATCGATGTCGTCGTTGAAGCATGACAGGATGTCTGTCTGAATCGCCGCGTCTTCTGGCGTCGTGACGATAAAGCGCCCAATTGCATCAGAGACCCGATAGTAGCCATCGGACCAATCTCCACGGGTCTGATACATGGCGGCAGCCAGATCGAGGCGCTGATCCTTGCCACGGAGAGCATCAAGAGCGCCGTTCCAATCGATGGCTTCATCCAAGCCATAGCGGATGATGATCTCGGCAAGCTTCAGATCGTTGCGGCGTTTCTCAAGGGCGGCAGCAGCCTCGCGTTCTTGCTCTGCTTTGCGCTTCGCATCTTCCTGCTCAGCTTGCTTTGCATACTCGTCATATCGAGCCTTGAGGCTGTTATAGGTCCATGAAGCAGGATCGAATCCGTCGGTGATCTTCACGTTTCGGTTCAAGTCACCCAAATATCCAGCATCATGACGAATGTTCTTCGGAAATCGTGAGCGGCTTTTCAGGTCACGCTCACTGTAGGAATCCGGAATGCCGGCTTCTTTCATGAGGGCGATGATCTTCTCGCGAAACTGGCGATTGATCTCGATCTTTGGGAGATTGCGCTCGTGGGCGTCCACGTCCTTCTGACGGGCAGACTCAAGCTCGGATAGGGCTTTGTCGGCAATTTCCTTGGCGGTCGGCTCACGCCAGCGAGTTAGGCCACTAGCGTAGCTCTTCGGATCAGACATGCACTTGCCGACAAAGCCGACGAATTCCAGTTCCTCAGCCATGGGCTGCCTCCATGATCGCCGTTACCCGGTCGAGCAGGTAGCAGCCGGAAATCCCTTCCAGCCAAATGACGGCCGAGTGACCTGACAGGACTTCTGCTTTCGACCGTGTGAAGGTTATCGAGCCAGCGCCATCATCCTTGCGGACAGATACCTTTTGGCCGACCGGATAACGGGAGTTGAAGGCGTCGCACTGCACCTGTAGCGTTGCGGGGGTGGGGCGCTTCATGATGCACCAGCCTTTGCCAGGGCGGCGCGAGCAACGGTCATGGCTTCATCGGCGGAAAGGCCGCGATATTCTTCGGTGGTGGCTATCTCGGAGAGTGCGGCGCGAAGCTTGGTGATCTCCGCATCCTTGCTGGCGATCTGAGAATGCAGCTTACCAACTTCATGGCGCCACTGATCAAGCGCACCGGCCTGTTTGAAGGCCTTGGAGATAGGACCATCCTCGATAGGCGGCGAAACTTCACCGACTGGCTCCTCGCAGTTCTCCCATTTGAACCAGTCGCCGCTCCAGACCTGCTTCTGCCAACGGCCAGGTTTCCCCATTTGTCGAGCGCCATCCGGCTTGTAGGGTGCCCAGCGATAGGCAGTGCGGTCGATAGATTCGACAACAAAGGTTGTTCCGTCTTTCGGAAAGCCGTTCATGCCGCACCGCCTATCTCTTCAACGGTGCATTCAAGGACCTCGGCGTAATGAAGCAGGGCCGGCCCGAGGCGCTTCGGATCGTTCGCGATGGCACGAAGGCTTTCGCTGATAGCTCGCGCCTGCGCGATGCCTTCGGGAGAAAGCTCCTTGATCAGCGGTGCCCATTCTCGTTCCACCGTTTTTAGGAACGCCGGTGAGACGCTGGTATCCGCTGCCATCGGAAGCATGTCCTTGGCAAACTTGATAAGCGTCTCGCGCTCGGGAGGGGGAGCGTCCGACGACGGATAGGGGGCGGCGCCGTCGGACGCTGCGGAGACGGTAGGGGCGCCGTCTTCCGCTGGTACCGGCTCCAAGGGGGCGGAGGAGCCGGATTCTGTAGATTGATTCTCGATGATTTCGCCGGTCTCTGGATCGGATGATTCCTCGTCGACATGCGCGGTTTCCTTACGTAGGGTCGCGACATCGACGCCGGTCATGCGGCTCAGAAGTTCGATCATATTGTCGAGGGCTTCGGTCAGCTCCGGATCATCGAGCTCGCTCAACGACTTCGGATATTGCATGAATTGGCCGCCGACGGTCTTGGACAGGTTGACGATGCCGAGGGCGAGTTTGATGGCCTCGTGAGCCTCGTCGCGCGTCTTCCACGGCGTCTTGCACTGTTTCAAGACGAGACCGAGCACGGCAAACCACTTCTTGACCAGAACCCGATCACGCTCTTCGGTGAACCTGCACATGACAATTGAGCCATTACGGTAACTATCCAACCGCTCTTGATCGAATGGCCTAGCGGGTACCAATCGGCCACGCTCGACACGCATTCTTAGCGGCGGAAAATCGCTTTTAGCCATGCGAACGCCTCCCGTGATTTTTGTGAAATCCGAACTCGGCCTCCGCGGCCTTTCTGGCGGCAATGGCGTCTTCAATGTTGTCGAAAACCCCGAGATGCTTCTTGACGCGGTTGGCCATGATCTCGGCCTTCCATTTGCCGCGCTGCTTATGCCAGCACACGCCAGTCACTCCGGACGTGTTTCCAGAATGCATCTTCATGTTTTTCGAGTTTGTCGCCGGAGGTATATCCCGGAGATTCCCAATTTGATCATTGAGTGTATTGCCATCTTCGTGATCAACCAGCTCAGACGGCCATTCCCCATGATGCCACGCCCATATCAAACGAGAACTTAGGTGGCGCTCGCTTATGCCCAGGACATTGATGACGGTCTTGCGACGTTTGCCACTGCGAGATGCATGGACATGACCGGCAAGCTTTCCGGCGAACCGCGCGTTCCATGCGGAAAAAGCTCGATTGGTTTTGAAGAGATCGCGTGGGCGTTCGCGCCAAAACAAGTAGCCGTCTTCATATGAAAATAGATCTCGAAGAATAGGCGCGGGTAGCTTGCTGCGCTTCATGCCGCACCGCCGATGCGCTTCTCAGCGCGCTTACGGATCGCGAGAGCGATGCCCTGGTTGACCTCTCCCTGCGGCTTGCCGTCGAAACGGGAAAGTGGGTCGAAATCTGACCAGACCTCTTCGAGAGAGGCAGCGTCAGAGACGACTGCCATGGCCTCTTCCAGATTCTCGAAATAGGTCGTGTCGTCGATGACATCCTCGTTTGCTGCCGCTACATCTTCGACGGTCGGCTCTTCGTGTTCGATCACCACGCCATCGGCGTCAGCAATCGTTTCATCTGGCTTTGGCGGTGCGGGTGGCTTTGGCGGGGCCGGGGGCATCGGAGGCGTTACATCCTTCATGCCGGCGATCTTCTCGCCTTCGTCTTCGTCGTATATCCCGGCGAAGCCGAACGCATAGCGAGCGCACTGGATGAGCGCCTTGTGCCGAAGCATCCGGTGCTTCATCGCCCACGGCTCAGTATTGCGGATGCACTCCGAAAGATATTCCGTGACCTCGATCGGGCGCGAACGATCCTTCCGGTAAATCCGACAAGTGATTGAGACGAGCGCGCCGACATCGGTATGCTCGATCGCGAATTCAAGTCCGTCGAGCGCCGCCTGGCTATTGATGAGGTTGACCCAGCCGTCGACGGAAACAATCGGCACGATGCCGCCACCCTTGGCCGGGTAGGCATAGATTTCCTTTAGTAGCGGGTTGAGATTGTATTCTTTCGCGACCAACAGGAAGGCTGCAAACTCCTCGCGGCTGGGCACCTTGCCATTCTTGTCAGGCTTCATGCATGTGGCGCGGACGGTGGCCTCGAATGCCGCCGGCTCCATGCCGTACCGCATGGACATGTCGACGAGGACGGAACGTGGCTGACGCTCGGCTGTCTGGGTGATAGCGTTCATTGTTCGCTTTCCTGAATTTGCTTTGCTTCGAAGATGACGCCGCTGTTTGCGGAGCCGATCAGCATGGCGATCTGCCAGCCGCGGGCCCAGCCGTTGTGCGTCCACTTGTGGCGGAAGTAGACGGGACGGCCGGCGGCGATTTCGGCCAAAGCCTCAAGCGGCGTCAGTTTCCGGCCCTGTTCCCACTTCCGCTTGCTCATCAGAAGTCCCATTCCGATTTGGTCGCGGCTGGCGCGGGTTCCGCCGGAGCCGGATCGGCGCGACGAAGGATTTCCTTGTCCGCCTTGTCGGATTCGGCCTTGATCTCGACGACCTCGACCTCCTTGGCGCCGTGCTTTGTTTCGACCATGACCTTATCGCCCGGCTGCAGCTCAATGCCGGCGGGGATTTTGTAATCGTATGTTTTGTCTGGGTTCCATTTGAACGCGATTGATGCGTACTTCATAGGAGGAGTCCTTTCCTTCGCGAGTGGTCGATCGGGTCTCGATCACACTTCGATTGGTTGCAGGGCAGGCAGAGGATTTGGAGATTGCGGGGATGATTACTGCCACCGCGGGATAGGGCGATGATGTGATCAATCGACTTGTTCTTCGGGGTAATCTTGCATCGGCAAAGGGCGCATTTTCCCTTTTGCATTTTCATCAAGCGAAGGATGTCTTCTTCCGTAAAGTCTCCCGGAGCATCGATGCGTCGAGCGCGTCGACGTTGTTGCTTCGCCCTTACTTTGTCCGGGTTAGCTCTTTCCCATGCCAAGGTTGAGGCTTTGGCCTTCTCGGAGTTAGCGTGATACCAGTCGTTTGACTTTTGGCTGGCGCGCTTGCGATTAGCTTTTTGCCATTCAAGAACCTTACGGCGATTTTCGTCTGGATTAGCTCTCGCTTTAGCTCGAGCGTCCTCTCGGCGGCACTCTGCGCAATACTTCCACTTCGTGCTTTTCAGCGCAAAATGTCCGCGCGGGCACGGCTTCCCGGTGAAATAGTGGGAAAGACCTTGTTCCTTGGCCGAGCTGCGCGAGACGATTTCCATCAGCGCACCGACGCCCTTTCCGTCGTCGTGACACCGGGAAGGTCCTTGCGTCCGGCATCAATCGCGCGCTGGGCAAGCTTCACAAGAAGCTCCTGGCACTCCGGGTGTCCCGACATGTAGACGGCGAGTTTGGGCCAGTCGGTGACTTCTTCGACAACAAGCTTTGCTGTGACCGAAGCCGCTTTGCCGTAGGTGGCGCGGATCTGGCCGGCGCTGGTGTCTGGCTGTTGGTGTTGGGTTTCGACCTTCGGCGCTTCAAGCACGGTCGTTTCGCCCTGCTGTTCGCGAGCGGCTTCCTCGGCGGCGCGTCTAGCCTCGTCAGCCTTGCGCTCTTCCTCGCGCCGGCGGCGAAGCTTTTCCGTCTCCCACGCCTCAAGCGAGGCCTTGACGGTGTTGGCGCCCTCCTTTGCCGACTTGACGATAGGCATCCAAACCTTGTCGATCGCCTTGCCGGACTCGAGGTGTGGCCGCTTCAACTCGTCACGCTTCTTGTCGGCATCGCCGGACAGTTCATTGAGCCGGTTGCGGAGGGACTGCGCTTTGGCCGCCGTCGCATCGTCGGCAATCTTCTTGTAGGTATCCAGACCCTTGAGCGCGGCGTCGATCTGGTCTTTCAGAGCGTCGATCGGATCGACCTCGCCGGAGTTGTCGCCGATGCCAGGCTCGGGCGTTTTGATCTGCGCAGCGACCGTAGCATCATCGTCAGGCCAGCCTTTGCCTTCGGTCGCAGCGGTGTAAGCTTCGAAGCTCACGGGGTACCGGCAGCAAAAGCTCCACACCTCGTCGGCGCGAACTTCCCGGCCGGAGCGATAGGCAACGAGATCGTCGGAACCTTCCGGGAAGAATATCGCGACAGGGTCAAAGGTCTTGTCCTTGTTCTTCGCCCGGTAATAGCCCTGCTGGGCATCGCCGTCGTGAACCGGAAGGGTCTTGCCGATCGCCGCCGGGTTCTTCAGCGCAGCGCGCCACCAGCTCCACCGATCGACTATCTTAGACGCAAGCGCGCTAATAGACTGCTCAGCCATTGTGGCTCTCCTGATTGATGAGATTTGAAATCCGCTCCTGCCGCTCCATCTTGACGGCCGCAAACATAAGAAGGCAGCCAGTGACGACACACAGAGTGGTGAAATAGACCGTTGAGAACAGTGCGCGGTTATATGCGCGCCATTCGGCATTCTGGTCGGCGGTGATCTGCGCTGTGCGGGTGGTGTACGTTTGTTGCTGGCATGTGCCGGCGGGGCAGTCACATTCGCTGAAGGTGCGGAAGTCGCATCTGGTCATGACCGGCTCCAATACAGATAGGACAGGCTGACCAGACCGGAGAGAAGGCCGATCGTTATTTCAGCGAGGATGAAGGTCATGCCGCACCACCTTTCCGGGCGGAGATCATGGCGTCTGCTATGCCGTAAGCTCTCTTTGCAACATCATCGTATTTGTGACTGTCCCAAATACCTCTGGTAGACTCGGCAAGCGCCTGACCGGCGAACCAGTCGCGAAGGGTCATTCCCTCAAAATATGCTGGGCTCTCGCCGTTATTGCCGCCGCCTTCGAATGTCACCGGGAAAGCTGGGCCACCGTTGTCGATCTTGTCTGTCATGGTCATTCCGCCGCAACAGGTTCAACGGCGATCTCGTTGAGCGCGCACCATTCCAGCGCCCACTCCAGAGCCATCTTGGAGGCAAAGCCGCCAGCGCTTTCATCATCAGGCTTGTCGCCCTTGCGGATCATCGCGAACCACTGCTCAGCAGGGTTTGATGCGCCGTGGTCCAGAACCTCGTAGGAAACATCCTTGGCGTTCGCGATCGTTCCAACGAGGCAGGCGCAATCGCCTTCGTAGGTAGAGCCGTCCACGCGGCCATCACGAAGCGCGGCGACCAGCGCCGGAACTTCATGCCGGTTCTGAGTGAGCGTCATCCATAGATCAGCCTTGAAGCTTCGCAGGTTGGCGGAGCTCAGGTCGGCGTAGCGCAGGTTGGCGGAGCTCAGGTTGGCGTAGCGCAGGTCGGCGGAGCTCAGGTTGGCGGAGCTCAGGTCGGCGTAGCGCAGGTTGGCGTAGCGCAGGTTGGCGTAGCGCAGGTCGGCGGAGCTCAGGTCGGCGTAGCGCAGGTTGGCGGAGCTCAGGTCGGCGTAGCGCAGGTTGGCGGAGCTCAGGTTGGCGGAGCGCAGGTCGGCGGAGCTCAGGTCGGCCTCCGCTTCCAAAGCCGCCAGTACGGCCAGGCGCAGGAGAATGCTGTTCGGCGTATTCTCGTCTGCTTCGACTTCGGCGGTATAGAGGACGGTGTTGTCCCAACGGCTCTTGATTTCGATTTTCATGTTCATGCCCCTTGTGGTATATTTGGTATGGATGGCGCTGCTATTCCGCAGCCTCAAGTGTGGGGTGAGCGATGCGCTCGATGCGATATCCGAGGCGATTAGCCAGCTTCGCAAACGCCTCTTGGATCTGGATTTCGCTGTAGATGACGAGTGTTCCTCTGGACGCTTCCTGCGAATATTTCATCAGCAAGACATTGGAGAGGGCCGCCGCATCCAAGTGCTGGCGAAAGGTTTCAATTTCGTCGTGCTGGCTCATTGCAGATACCTCTGGCAGGTTTCGACGGAAGCATTGAAATACCGCGCCTCAAGAATGGCGCAGTCCAGTTCAGCTTCTTCGAGATCGGTGTATTCGAGAGCGTCATCACGACGCGGCGACAGATCGGAACCGTCGAAATAATCGACAGACCCATCGGCAAAGAGGACTTCAATATGATGAACCGTCACGATGCGGGGTCGGCAGAACCGCTCTGTCGCTTGGATTGTCTGGGCTGAGAAAATGTCCATCGCCATTGTCCTCGGTTGATCACTTTCGAACTGGACCCGAAGGTCCACGCCGAAGGGGATCAGGCGCCATATCCGAGCTGCTGGGCCTCGTAGCGCTCACATGCGCTGAACTCCCGGCTGGCACGAGACCAACGGACGCGTTCTTCGCGGGTGACGGTGATAGTGGGTAAAAGCTCTTCGGCGCGTTCGCAGATGGCGCTCCAGATCAGGCCGTTGCCTTCGTCGTCATATGCCGCATCGGGAAGGTAATGGGCGAAGTTGCCGAAGTCGTAATCTTCGTCGCCAGCGCCCTTCACGAGCGTGGCCAATTCCAAAGCAAGCTTTTCGATATCCATCTCATCATCCTCTCGTTCCCCGATCCCGTTTCTCGCGTCCCGTCTGGGAGGTCATTCGGTATCGGCTGGTGAGGTAGTTCTACAAGCAAACTAGTAGATGTGTCAACAAGGAAACTAGTAAAAATTTGACGGATGCGAATCGAGGGTCTAAAAAGGGATCATGCAAAACGACAAAGAACTTTCAGACGCGGGACAGTGGTACCGCAACCGAGACGAATGGATTCGCCACACTTTGGGGCGTCCGTATCTTTCAGCAGATTGTCAAAGGGTGGGCATTTTCATTGCGATGCACATGAACCGGCGCGACAATCACACCAAGCATCAACAGAAGACGATTGCTAAGGATCTTTGCTTGAACCCGTCAACGGTCAAGCGGGCTGTAGCCAAGCTTATCGAGGAGGGTCTGATTTCCAAAGATCAGGTTCAACGCGGAATAAGGGGGAGGGCGGTTAACCACTACAGACTGATCTTCGCATGGGAAGCTCTCTAGGGTGCACTAGCGCCCCCTGGCCAAAAGTGCACCAGCGCCCCCCCTAATAACGGTAGTCATAATAACGGTAATCTATATATCCTTCAGATTCTTGCTCTGAAGGGAGTTATTGGAAACAGGAGGAATACTGATTTCTAGGGTATGAGATGCTGTTCAATCAGCTCTCTGGCTGCAGCGAAAACGCCGCTATCATCATCGCCCTGGCCTTCCTCAAGCATCTGCAGGGCATTCTCATAGATTTCACGCTCTGCCCGTTCGCTCACCGCTCCTATTTGACGAAGATGCCCAATAAGGGCCGCGAGTGTTGCGGAATTTGAAAGCGCCACGGCACCAGCCGACAATATTGCATCTTTGGCGCTCATAGCCTTACATCTCCAAGATAGATCGGCGAACGCGCCCAACAATGATCGGGTCGTTTTCCGGAAAGATCGGTTCGTGGACAGGATTCGTTGAGACTGGTTCAAATCTGGTCGGGCCAGGTCGGTACCGCTTGTAAGTCGCGTTCCCTTCCTCATCGGCGATCACATAGCAAGCGTTGCTCACGAGATGCTTATCGCGACGGTTCACTAGAATTACCGATTCTGGAGGAGAAATCCGATCCATCGAATCGCCCACAACGGTCAAGGCTATCCAATCCCCGGTAGGCGGAAGATCAGCAACTCTGATCGTTCCCCTGGCCTCGTCGGCGATATCGTCCCGCAGCATTGCGCCGGCGCTGATCCAGGATAGGTGAGGAACGGTAGCGGTTGGAATGCCGCCTTCATCGGGCGTGTAGGCCTCATCGATCTCGTGAACAGCTACGCCCAACGCCGCCGCTATCGCCGGCAATTCAGTAGTCGCTTGGTTTTTCGATGTTTCCAACTGGGAGATGAGCTGCTGACTCACGCCGGATTTATCCGCAAGTTGTACTTGCGAAATTCCACGTAACTTCCGGTGACGCTTTAGGTTTTCTGCAATCGTTGCCATACCCGGGATTTTACCAGAATGCTTGTTTGATGGCACACAAGGAAACTAGTTGACATTCGCACCAGTCTTTACTAGTTTCCTTGTATGACGGATTTTCGCACACACATTGAAAGGGCCATCGAGGCCCACGGATCGCAGGTAAAGCTGGCCCAGGCGATTGGCTGCTCTCAGCAGTACATCTCATGGCTTCTCTCCGATGCGAAACACATCAGCGTTGAAAAGGCGCTTCAAGTTGAGCGTGTGACGGGTGGCGCTGTCTCCCGTCATGACCTACGTCCGGACGTGTTCGGCAAGTCGGAGACCGCAGCATGATCAACGTCTCCGGCTTCCCCCTCTGCTCCAAGCGCCTGCAGTTCCAGCGAGCCAAGCTCACCGAAGAAAGCATGACGATCTATTGGGCCGCTGTCGCTGTTGCCGCCGACCTCGATGACGAGAAGCTGACCAATTTCGGCGGCTTCGACTTCAACGACATGTCGGACGAGAACGGCAGCAAGCTCTTGGGGCGCCTTGAGCAATTCATCCGTTCTGGACTGGCTGCGAAGGCCAGGAGCGATCAGGGAGGCTTGTCTGAGGCCGAGGTGAGCGTCCGTGCATTCCTTGGTGCCAACGGCGTCAAGGTCAGCCGCCTGAAGAGCCTGGACGACTATTGGAAGGCAGCGACGACGCTTTGGTCGGATCATATCGAGGCCAGCCCGAAGGTTCGCGACATCTACACGTTGCGTTTTCAAATTTCCAAGATCTCCAAAAAGCAGCGCTCAAAGAAGGCGAGGGCGAATGTGTCCAAGCTTCCGGCTGAATGGCGCGCGGGCGGTGCAAGATGAGCCAATGGAACCGCGACATTTACCAAGCCCCTCAAGACCGCCGTCTCTGGCTCGCCACGAAGTGCGAAAAGGTCTGCGTCACCAGATGGAACGAAAAGCGCGGCGCGTGGGATGGTCTGGCGACTGGCGAAGAGCCTCTGGCCTGGCAGCTCTATGTCGTGCCGACCCATCCCAATTTTGAATCGGACGGCGGCGCAGTCGCTGAAGTGAAGGCTAATGGCCGACTTGCGGACCATACGAGGGTCGAACCGCCGCTGTCCGACCGACAATACGTGGAGAAGATCGCCGACCGGGTGATCGCCGAGCGCGCAGATGGTGGCCTGAACATCGTCACCAAGCATATTTTCGAAGATGTCGGGAGCGGGGCATGAAGAACCGTGAACCTGTTGGCCGTGATTGGCTTGAAGACTTCCGTGATCGCTTTGTCGATGAATTTCCAAACGAACCGGAAAACGCCGTCGCACGCCGCGCTGTAGAGCGCAACGTCGCGGCTGATCGCAAGCAGGTCGAGAGACCGGGCAGCGTGGCATGAGTGTGACTTCTGAACTGCTCTTAGCATCAATCGTTATCATCGGCTTTTCTGTCACGGCAGCGGTGGCTTTTTGCTTCGCAATCTCCGGTCGGATTTCCCGCGAAGAGGAAGAGCGCAGCGCCGTCATCCTCCCATTTTCGCGACCAACGCGTCGGGGAGGGCGTCATGTCTGATTTCCTGCTTGGCCTTCAGTGGGCCGGAGTGGCCTTCGGAATGTTCGTCATGGCCATGGTCGTCGTCATGATCATTCGCGCTCTTGGAAAGCTCATGTATGGGCAATCTCTCGGTGGTGAAGAACCGGGAGCATCGGAAGGTGATCTTCAGAATTTCAGCCTTCGCGCCCTTGAGGATGAGTTTCACGGGGAGGGCCGTTGATGCCTGCTCTCAAGCTTGAGCCTATGGCTGGTTTCGAAGGCGCGGTTCTCGACGTCCTCAATGAAGCCTATCCATTCTGGGTATCTGGAAAATTCGTGATGGAGAAGGTCGGACTGCTTCCCGGCGCCGACCCTGTTTCTCCGTTCGTCTCATTTCTCAATTTCATCGTTCGCATCAACGCGTTTCTCGCTTCGTTTGGCTGGCAGGCCGTTCGTACGGGTGGGACGGTTGATGACCATTACAGGCTGTCTCCTTTGGGTGGCTCCTGAACCGCTTACGCAATCAATCCCTGGCCACGGATGAATAATGGATCAGGGAAATTCGAAAATGTCCGAAAACCAGTTGGAAAAATCAGAAATGTCTAGCGTCGATTTTGCTTCAACAGCTTTGAAAAAATACGTCGCTCCCAAGGGGAGTGCCGAGAACGTGAAAGACCGCATCCGCTTGGCCGCTCGTCGGCTCGGTTGGTCCTTCACCCGTGCAAAAGACGTTTGGTACGCAGACCCGCGCGTATCGATCTCTGCAGAAGAATTGCGGGTCATCGAGGAAAAGGCAGGGATCACCTATGGCCGCGCAGAAGTCAGAGAAATTGATGAACTCATCGCAAAAGCAGACGCCCTCCTGGCTGGACCACAGGCGGATTTCTATCGGCCGCTGGTTGATGCGTTCCGGGCGATGGCTGGGATTATTTATCGCACCTGAGTTGAAATAGGGCGCCCATGGCGGCGTCCTTTTTTGTGACCAAAAGCTTCGGATTTTTCCGACAGACCTTCCGAAACGGGAAAAATGACCACCACAGTTGACAATATCAGGGGAGCAGTCGGACGGATGGTCGATCGTGTAGCTCGCTCTAGCGGGAACCGGATGAGCGCCGTGGCGACAGTCGCGCGGAAGTGCGGGATGCAGCCTCGGTCGCTCCGTCGCCTGATCAACGGTGAAACCAAAGCCACCGAACTGCGCGATGCCATCAACATCCGAGAAGCCTACAAGGCGCAACTCCGCAGGATGATTGCAGAAATGCAAGCTGAGCTTGAGGCCGAAGAGGCCAAAGACGAAGGCATGAACATCTGGGACTTCGACCAACAGATCGAAGCCCTGGAAGCCAAACTCAACCAGCGTAAAGAGGACTTGAAAAATGACAGCATTGGCAGGCGACAATTCGAAGGCTGACCGCGAACGCAGAGTTTCGTTCAGCTACTACCATCGGAAAGACCGAGACATCGCGGCGAAGATCCGCGAGCTCAATGAGCAGAAAAAATCGAACCGGCAGAACGCGAAGGCCGCCGGCTTCCCGTCTCAAAAGCTTGACCACTATCTGAAATCATTCCTCGCCGAGGATCAGCAGAAGCCAGTCGACAAGCTCCGCTCTGAACGCGAAAACCTGTCTTGGTTGGGCTATATCCACGAAGATCCCCAAGGTGATCTCCTCTCCAATCGTGTCAGCGGCGAACAGCTTGTCCAGGCCAAAGGCTTCCATGCCGGCCTGAACGGTCTTGACCGCGTCTCCGGTTTCGACGGCGGCAGTTCAGATGATCGCCTCTGGCTGGAAAGCTACGACGCCGGCGCCAAGGAATACGAAACCGTTCTCCCTGACTTCGAAGCCCGCATTGCTGCCGCTGCCGACAAAGAAGCGCCGCCGGCTTCCGACGACGATTGGGAAAACGCTGCGCCGACGGGCCGCGTGAACTGATTTCCTCCCGAGCCCGCGCTTTCCTCCTCCCGGCGCGGGCCAATTATCCAGACGCAAATGTCTGGAGCTTTCTCTCTCCAAAATTGATGTTTCATCGAGGGCACCATGGACGGCACCCAATATTTCAAATGGACAGACGAGACTATGCAAACCGCTGCCGACATGTGGTCGAAAGGTCATTCAGGAACCGAGATCGCGGAAAAGATCGGCGTGTCCCGTAATTCGATGCTTGGCATGGCGGATCGCAACCGAGAGCGGTTCCCGTCTCGTCTAAAGCGTCCATCTCCTCACCTTGGCGTGAAGAAGAACAAGCCTCGTCTGGAATGGACCGGCGAGCGCCTGATGAAGTCTGCGGCTCTCTGGGCACGGAATACGACTATTCCCGATATGGCGAAGATCATGGATGTATCTCGTTCCGCCATGTTTGATGCCGTGAAGCGCTATCCGCATCATTTCCCCGAGCGTGTCCGACCCAATAGCGGGACAAATGCAAGAGCTGCGGCTCTAGTGAGGCGTGCCGATCGGGAGGGGAAAGCAAACGAGAGAGCCGATCGAGGCTTTGATAGTTCGCAGCTTGCCTTCCCTGGAGCCCGTAGCGTGCGGTTTGTCGACCTGACGACCCAACAGTGCAAGTTTCCGATTTCGCGCGCTGACGAGGCTTCTGACGCCGATATGCCATGTTGCGGAATCCAAGCAGAGGATGGCCGTCCATATTGCACGTTCCATCACAGGTTGGCTTATCGGCCTCGAGAGATGGTGATCGGCGGAGGGCAGCGAGCATGATTGTTTGCGGCTTAGATCTTGCCAGTTCGAGCGGATACGCTTTCCGTGACAGCACGCGCCATCGTTCATCCATCATCTGCGGCACATTCTCTGTCAAGGAATATACGTGGGAAGAGAAATATGCCGTTGCGGCCAATCTCTTCTATCGTCTCGTGAAGGAACATCACCCCGACTTCGTGGCGATCGAGCGACCTGAGCATGGCGTCCGTCAGTTCGCGAAAAAGGGCAGACCTGATCTGACCGGCGAAGAGAAGACGGTCATGACGATCAATCCGGCGGCATTGCAGCTTACGGGCATCGCCGGCGCCGTCATCGCGATCTGCCAGATCCGCGGCATTCCTTACGGAACCATCGCTGCTACGTCATGGCGCTCCGTCTACTACGGCAAAGGTGTCAAGCCTGCCGAGGGCAAAGACTGGAAAGACCTGGCTATCGAGACATGCCAGCGCGAACAGATAGCCCTTCCTTCGACCAAGGCTGAGCAGAGAGACGCAGCAGAGGCCGTTGGCGTCTGTACCTGCTGGCACAAGGCAGAAGTCCCTCAGATCGACTGGATGCAGAAGCGCTTCATAGAACTTCGCACCGGAGCATATGAGCAGAAGCGGGGAGCGGCGGCATGAACACCTACGCCGATTTCCTCGCCAAGAAGCGCATCTATGACCTCCCGACAGGGGTCGCAGGCACCCTTGAGTTACCAGATTTCTTCAAGCCTCATCAGCGCGACATTACCCAGTGGGCTCTTCGCCGCGGTCGTGCTGCCATCTTCGCCGGAACCGGCCTCGGCAAGACGCTAATGGAATTGGTATGGGCGAAGGAGGTAGCGCGGGAGACGCGCCGCCCCGTGCTTATCCTGGCACCGTTGGCTGTCAGCATGCAGCATAGCCGGGAGGCGTCAAAGTTCGGCATGTCAGCTTCGGTCGTGACGCATCAGTCAGGCGAGGCGATCGACATCACCAATTACCAGAAGGTCGAGCACTTCGATATGGACGGGTTCGGCGGTATCGCGCTCGATGAGAGCTCGATCCTCAAGAGCACCGAAGGGAAATATCGAACCAAGCTCATTCATGACTGCTCAAGCGTTCCGTTCCGACTGGCTGCCACGGCAACGCCGGCTCCCAACGACTTCATGGAGCTTGGAAATCATGCCGAGTTCCTGGGCGTCATGTCCTACACCGACATGCTCGCCACGTTCTTCACCCACGACGGAGGCGACACGCAAAAATGGCGCCTCAAAGGCCACGCCGAGACCGAGTTCTGGAAATGGATGGCATCGTGGTCGGTCATGCTCCGCCAGCCGTCTGATCTTGGCTACGACAACGCCGGCTATGATCTGCCGCCGCTTCGCTACACGTCGCATCAGGTGCAGGTCGACTATGCGCCAAGCATGGAAACCGGCCTCTTGTTCCCGATGGAAGCCCGCACGATGCAGGAGCGGATATGCGCCCGCAGGGACAGCGTAGGGGATCGGGTGGGGCTTGCTGCGTCCATCACGCCTACCGATCGCCCTTTCGTCTGGTGGTGCAACATGAACGGCGAGGCGGAGGGATTGGCGAAGGCCATCCCCGGCGCGGTCAACCTCACAGGCTCCGATCCAGACGACGCGAAAGAGCGGAAGATGGTGGATTTCTCCGAAGGCCGCATCCGCGTCTTGATCACGAAGCCATCAATCGCCGGGTTCGGGATGAACTGGCAGCACTGCGCCGATACCGGGTTTGTCGGGCTCAATGACAGCTTCGAGCAGGTTTACCAGTCCGTCCGCCGCTTCTGGCGATTCGGGCAAACCAAGCCCGTGAACGTCCATTTCATCGCCTCCGAGATGGAGGGCGCGGTCGTCTCCAATCTCCGCCGTAAGGAAGCAGACGCCGAACGCATGGCTGCGGCCATGGTCATGCACATGGCGGACCTATCCAGCCAGCAAGTGCGCGGCATGGTGCGCGACAGACCAGACTACGACCCGCAAGTCACAATGACCGTACCGGAATGGCTGACGGGAGAAGCAGCATGAACATCAAGGCAATCGAACAGGTCGTCACTGACCGATATGCGATTTATCAGGGCGATAGCTGCGACCTTATCCGCGGCATCCCGACCGATACCATTCACTTCGGCATTCACTCGCCGCCGTTCGAGGGACTGTACAAGTTCAGCAATTTCGATCGGGACATTTCAAACAACGATACGGACGGGTTCTGGATCCACTACCAGTTCCTCATCCAAGAGCTTCTGCGCGTGACGATGCCTGGGCGCATCCATGCCGTTCATTGCATGCAGCTTCCCACCAGCAAGATCAGGCACGGCCATATCGGCATGCGCGACTTTCGCGGCGAGATCGTCCGCGCCTATGAGGACGCTGGCTGGATCTTCCATTCGGAAGTCTGCATCTGGAAAGACCCGGTCGTCGCGCAGCAGCGCACCAAGTCGATCCGCCTGCTTCACAAGCAAATTACGAAAGACAGCACGATCAGCGGGCAGGGGCTTGCCGACTACATGCTGATGTTCCGTAAGCCGGGGGACAATCCGGAGCCGGTCGACGGCATGTTTGATCGGTACGTCGGTTATGGCAACGAGCCGGCCAGCGTTGGAAGCCGGATCGCATCCGGCAAATCATCGTCTGACGCTGAAAAGTGGTTTTCGATCGAGGTGTGGCAGCGTTATGCCTCGCCCGTGTGGATGGATATCAACCAGACGCGCACTCTGCAGTACCGCGCCGGCCGGGACGAGAAAGACGAACAGCATATTTCCCCGCTGCAGCTCGACGTCATCGAGCGGTGCATTGAATTGTGGAGCAATCCTGGAGATGTGGTTTTGACGCCATTCCTCGGGATCGGGAGCGAGGTCTTTGGGGCCGTGGCGGCCGGCCGGAAGGGTATCGGCTTTGAGCTTAAGCCCTCCTATTTCCGCCAGGCCGTACGCAACATTGCCGAGCTAGACGAGGCTAAGACCGTCAACCTGTTCGCCATGGATGGCGCCGCATGAACGCCCAACCGCGAGACATCCACGTCTATCCAACTCTCCCCGATGCCATAGAGGCCGAACAGGCCCTTCTTGGCGCTCTCCTCATGAAGAATGACTGCATCGAGGCGATCCCGAGCAATTTCGAGGCGCGACATTTCGAAGAGCAGCTTCATCGCAAAATGTTCGAGGCCATGGTTGAGCTTCGGGCAGGTGGCAAGACGTTCAGCCCTATCACCCTCAAGGGTATGCTTCCGGCCGAGCGCGTCGGGGATTTTACCCTCCCGCAATACATGTCCATGCTTATGGGCGAGGCTGTCGGCTTCCTCGTCATTCCCGATCTATGCGCCGCCATCACAAGCGCCGCTGCACGCCGGGACCTGCACAGCCTCGCCGACGATCTTCGGCAGATCGCATTCGAGGAAGAGCTTCGGATACCGGATGACGTGGCAGCGCTTCGACAGAGGCTTGCGGAGATCACACAGAGCCTTCAGGGCGAGGAATCAACCTTCTCCCTATCGGACGCCATTGATCGCACTCTAGACGTCACCGCAGGTCAGGGATCGTCGGTATCCGGCATTAACCCAGGAATACCGGAAGTCATGCAGCTGACGGGGCCGTGGCAGAACGGCCAGCTCATCATAATCGGAGGCGGCGTCAAGCAGGGTAAAACGGCCATGGCGATGCAATGCATGTTCGAGATGGCTCGCGATAACCCTATTTTTCTGTTCAGCGGCGAAATGACCGTCGACCAAATCCTCATGAGGGAAAAGGCGAGACGAACAGGCGTTTCTGCCCGTCAGCAAAAACTGAAGAAGGTCACCGGCGATGAGATCGAAATGCTCATTCGTGCCGGCGTCGAGATGAAGGGTCTGCATCACATCGAAATCGACTGCCGGCGCATGACGCTTGATCAGTTTTGCAAGAAAGCACGATCCCTGAAGAAATCGCACAACATCGGCGCAGCCTTCGCCGACCATATCGGAAAATTCCGATGGGAAGGCAGGATGGCAGAAGCCGAAGAGCATAAACAGGCGCATGTCGCGACGTCGGCGCTCAAAGATCTGTCGATGGAATTGGATATTCCGATTGTGGCGCTCACCCACCTTAAGAAGTCTGCATTCCAAGATTATCAGGGCCGTACCGCCGAGGAGAGGCTCAAGGCGGTTCTCTATCGCCGGCCAACCTATCGCGACCTGTTGGGAAATCTCGATAAGGACGCCGACCAAGTCCTGATCCCATTTCAGCCACGGCCGATCCTGGCCGGCATGGAGCCAGGCGAAGGCACATCAGACTGGAATGTCTGGCGCGAACTGATGGATCAGACGGAAGGCAAAGCTGAAATCCTTCTATCTCTGTCTCGAGAAAGCGAATTCCCACGCCGCCGAGATATCGCATGGAACGGCAATTCGACCAGCTACGGGCCCTCCTACAAGCAACAGCAGAACGCGCGGGAGCTTTTCCTATGAGCACTCCCGTCCTCAACACCATCCGCGCGCTCCTCAAGTTCAAGGCTTTCACGACCATTGCCGAGATCGCCTCGATGTCCGGTCTGAAGCGAATGGACGTGCTGCAGGTCGTCAACGCCAACCTCGATCTGATCAAGCGTGACGCCAAGCGCGGCAGGATCATAGGCCTAGACCTGGAAGGGCCGTTGCGGAAGCAGCTTTGGGCTAGCGGCAAGTTCTACCGGATCGGCGAATACGACGCATGGTCCCGAGAAGGCGACCAGATCGTTTTCGAAGGCAATACCGAGCTGCGCGAGCGCCTATCGTCAAAGATCTGGGTCGGCGGCATCGGCGACTGCTACCAGGCCACCATCATCCTTGCGAGTGAAACAAACATAGCAGCCGTCGAGGCTGAAGGCATTCGGCCATGGTCCGAAGCCGTGATCGACGATCGCCTTTGGAAGGAACAGGCATGAACGAGTTCGCTGCGGGCGCACAGCGCGTCAAGACTGGATGGATCGCTTATTACCGCAAGGTCCACCAGAGCCAAAACACGGTTCTGCGTAATGGGCGGCACGACATCATCTTCCCGACGGAGATCGAAGCGCTCAAGGCTGCCAATGAGGAGTTTTTCAAATACCTCAATAGCCCTATCACCGGCGTATCTTCGATGGGCGGCACCAAATACAGCGTCGCGAAAACCGCTGCTGAGAAGATTTTCATGGGTGGCGGAAAGGTCATTGCAGTCGAGCGCCGGAGGATGCCGGCATGATGCAACTTGAAGCCAAGACCTTCACCACCGGAGCCGATCTCATCGCCTCGTATAATGCCGTCACGAAGCGTCTACGTGGCAAACCCATGCGTGTCGTGGTTCCCGTAGTGTGTGAAGCACCAAAGCCCGTTAAGCCTCGCCTAGAGCCGGAACTGCCCAATTATCCCAAGGCATACATCAAGCTTCGGGCCGGTGAACTGGGGTTCAGCTATGAGGACATCATCAGCATCAAGACCAAGAAACTGTTGGTCGAGGCACGTCATCAACTCATAGCCGAAGTGAAAGAGAAGTTCGGTCTTTCTCTCGGTCAAACCGCACGGCATTTCGGAGACAGGGATCATACCTCAGTTATGAACGCTCTTCGGCGAAATACCGCTCGGCAGACCCAAGAAGGTCAAGAGCAGATCCGCCTTCGAGAGGAACGATTGGTCGCCATGGGGGTGGATTATGCCTCCGAGATGCCGCTCAACGAAGTATCACAGAAATACGGGATCAGCGAAGGCCACCTGATAGAGATGCGTAGGCTTTACGGATGGCCGATGCGTAGGAATCGGAAGGGGCGCAGATGACATATCGCCTATCATGCTGCGTCCCATTCTGCCGCCGAACACGCGGTGACCGTAAAGGCGCTCCTCTGAAAGAGGGGGATGAATGGCTTTGTGCCGATCACTGGCGCCTCGTGTCAAAAACGATAAAGCGGCGCCGGTCGAAGATGAGACGATTGCTAAAGCGCGCCGTGATGCAGAAAAGAGAGCGCATCTTTGAAATCGATGATCGGTTGTGGTTGACGGCAAAGAAGCAGGCAATTGAAGGGGCGGCAGGGATATGACGGAACGCGCCCGTGCCTTGTTCAGTGAATTCGGTATAACGGTCGTTGCGGCGAACGTAGCGCCAGCCGTTGGACAGACGCGGGCCATCGTGACACTTGAGCGCATCATCAAACGCCATGGAGAACCGCACGCGCGGTTTGTCGTCATGACGCTAGCTGACACCTCCAATTCAAAAGGCACGATTGATGAGACCACGCTATGGTGTGTGAGCGATGTCGTCCGCGCCGCCAAGAAGAACTTTCCCGATCTGCTCGAAAACGACATAGAGGCGTGGTTCCAGTTCTGGGATGCCATTCCCCTCGGATGGCTCGAATTCTGGTGTCTCGACCTTGAGGGGATCATATCAAAACGCCATGCCCTAGCCGGTATGTGCTATGAGAGGCTTCGTCGCCGCTTCGGCGATCTGGCAGTTCAACCCGACCTTTTGGATGACCGCAGGAGCGCAGCATGACCCGTGACCAGATTGAAGAGTTGTTCATCCAAGCCGCCGAAACAGATCGCCGTCTTCCAGACACGGCTCGCCCAGCGCGTTTGAAGGCCCAGGCTATCCAGTACTACCATTCACAAGCTGATGTGAATGGGTGGGGCGCTGAGAGATATGCCGAGGAGCGCGCCGACTTCCTCTCTCATAAGACAACGCGTATCCGCACCTCTGATGTAACCAAATGGGAATTGGCAAATGCACTGATCGTTCTCGTCAGTAAGTCACGGGATCGTCATTGCCTTTGGCATTGGGCGATTGCCAAGGCAGGAGGGAAGTCCTTCAGCAAGTGGTGCCGGGAGGGGTTCAGAGACGTATCCGACAATACGGTTCGATTCAGCAGGAACTATGCTCTTGAGAGAAAAAATCGAGCAATCATTGAAATATTCACCGTTTTGAATTGTAGCGCGTCGCAACATAACGAAATTGGTATATCTGCCAGCTTGCAACATACCGTCGAAATCGGCGATAAAGACGTCAACATCACGAATGACGCGCCCACTTATTGGAGAGCACCTGACGCAAGGCCGATGGCCTGCGATTTCGACCGTGGGCTTCAAAACTTTGAATGGGCAGAACTGCAGAACGAACGCCGCCGGCAACGGGACGCTGAAAAGCGCAAGCGCGAAGCGGCATAGAGATAACGCAGGCAGGGCAAACGGTAAGCCGCGCGGCTCATAACCGCGAAAGATCCGGTTCAACTCCGGAGCCTGCAACCAACGAACCCGCCACCTTCACCGGTCGGCGGGTTTTTCTTTGTCCACCAACCGAAAGGAAACAGCATGCGCTTCGTTCGAAGTATCCTCTGCGTTGGCCTCGCCATGATGGCGGTCGGTCTATGCGCAGCAATGCCGGCATCCGCCGCAGTTCCGATGGAGGTTCATGCGATCATCCAGCCGCTGACGGCCAAGGAATGCCCCGCGCCGGCCATTGCTGTCGTCCAGGAAGATGTCGCTATGCTGCCGAGTGTTATGCCGGCGATCGAAGGCAACGGTGGCGGCCGAAGTTCGATCTTCGCCGGCAGCCTCTCTCTTGCCAGCACGTCTGCGCCCGTCAATGTCTACCAGCATATCGACCCCGACATCGCTGGCTGACGCCAATAGCTGAAAGACCATATCGAAGAGCTGGGCAAAGTCCCGGCTCTTTATTCCCGATGTTCATTTCTGCTTCCTCATTCGAGGGCGAAGAAATCAACACCCCTCCGCAGTTGTTATACCAAACGACCGCTTTGCTATAACTCGGCCAAGCCAGATTATAGTTTCAGGCCGGGCGGTGAGTTTTCTATTTGGAGAGAGCCATGCAAATGAACATCGCCAAAGATTGGTTCATGCGCCAAGCAGCTCTTGAAGGTGACCATGAAATTGGTGCCGGCACTCACGCTTGCAACTGCATTGGCCCGCAGAACGGCCAACCAGTCTGCCCGTGCGCGATGCGTTCTGTCACGATCGAGAATGGTCGCTACGTTGATCGCCGCGACCTAGGGCCAGCACCATCCGCGCTCGGCGGTTCCCGAGCTAAAAAAGGAGAAAGCGCATGAGCGCACCCATCTGCACTGCAAAGTTTAAACTGGTCAGCCGCGTCGAAAATCAGGCCGGCTTCACGCTGACGTTCGAGCCAGTCACATCCGGCAGCCCGGAGAACGATCAGTTCTTCAAGTACACCCCTTGGGGCAAGCTTGAGCTTGGAACGATCAATCCCGAAGCCGCGCGGGCCTTCAATGTCGGCGGCGAATATCTTCTGCCGTTCGTACCGGCCGCCTAATCTTTCAGCCCGATCGGCATAACTGCTGGTCGGGCTTTTCATTTGGAGAGAGTGATGGCCCTTCATATAAAACGTGTCGGCGTTATCAAGCATGAAATCTGGTGTGACAACATCTGGGAATATCTCTCGGTTCAAACCCTCATCGTGACATTCTGTGGCCTCGTAGGCCTCGGGGGAGCGGCCCTCCTTCATCACTTTGCTGGATAGAAGTTTCATGAGCACCGCTGCGGAGCGTGAGCAAGCCTGCGACTGGTTCGACCACATGCCAGGCATTGGCTACATCGCGACCGAGATCATCGACGGCGAGCGTGTCTGCTTTCTCCGCAACGGGGATGGAGAGGCGCTGATCGGCTCTCGATCCGGTCTGGTTCCTCTGATCAATTTCGCCATCAACCGGGATATGACGCTGCTTACGCGGCATTGAGGATATGATGAGCCACACCATTCCCTATACCCGCGCCGAGCAGGATAAAACGATCGCCAATGCGGTCAATCATGCGTTTCGGCATTGCAGGATCGGGAAGGTGCGGATGGAGCCGAGACCGGACTACGCGAAGGGGCTTCCGTCAAGCCTTCGATATGTTCCACCAAAGGAACCTGTCTTTCTCTGGAATCATACCCATGGCGGTGGTTTCGTCCCAACAGGCAACAGTGCTGACGTTCCTATAGTTCCATCTCACGGCGTGATGCTCTGACATGCTCCGTCGGCTCTTCCTCGTATCGGCTCCGATCGGCGTTGCCTTCAGCATCTATCTCGTCCTCGTCGCCATGGGATACGCCAAACAGGTTCCGACAAAGCCAGATATGGCCTTCCCGACCCCACAGAAGGCCATAGACGCGGTTTCAGACGTTCCGCCGTGCTTCGCCCATCCCGGTAAGCCCAAGCGCGTCTGGTGGGTTCTGACGGCAAGAGACAGAACTACGCTTATCGTTGGGGATGAGGGTGTGAGGAATCGGTGTTAGTTCAACGTCATCGTTTCACGATCGGATGAGTCGGCTGGTGGCTTTAAAAATGTCAATATGCGGCTGCGGAAGGTAGCATCGCTTTCGCCGTCTGCTCGGATAAAGCCAAACATTTGCTCGACAACGCGGTCTAGGTCTTCGCCAGTAAGCGTCAGTAAAACGTAGAACGGATTTGATTCTGTCATTTCCGATCTCCTTTAAAGTTTTCGAGAGATTGCACTGCCGAATACAAGGTGCGGATGAGTGGATCGGTTTTCAAACTTCTCCACGATCCATCCGTCATTGATGATGCGTGCGTTTACGGCGGCATTTTTGATGAATTCAAACTCTTCAAGGGTGTCGAAATAAATTTCGCGCCTAACGATAGGGTGCGGCGAGAACGTTGGGATATTAGCGAACAAGGGGCTGGCGTGGTTCATTTCTGATCTCCTGATGGAAGACTGAATGAGCCGCGCAACTCGATGTGGCGAACGGGAACGGCGTCATACCCTCGCGCGAGGCACTCCTCAAAAAGGTCTTTAGCCACCGAATCCACATTGCACCGATCACGGTCATTTTCATAAATAGCTCTTGCATGGCAAAGGCTGCTTAAAAAATTGAGGGCGTCCGACGGCTGCATAAGCCGGCAACCACATTCAGCATCGCGCCAGAATTCAGATCTGTCCGGCGGCTCTGATATGTTCATAGTGACGAAGGTCTGCGATGGAAAAGACGTCATTTCGTAATTCCTTTGAGTTTTGAGGCTCTTGCGAGATCTGCCGCCATATGATCACGCCAATCTTCTCCAAGCGCCTTGTAGGACGCCACAGCATCGGCATTGACACGCAGCGTGACCGTTTCCTTGCCAGACGAAGGTCTGCCGCGCCCACGAGGTGATGAAGGCTCTTTGTCGGCTTCAGGCTTCGGTACGCTTACAGGCTCGATAAGCTTGGTTCGGATCATCTATGGCTCGCGAATTGTTTCGAAAACAAATACTACGGCCTGAATTGTTTTGAAAGAAAATAATGAACTGGCTCCTATCGCTCTTCACTCGCCCCAACTGGCTAGAGGACAGAGCTGAGACGGCATATCGCGAGCCTGTCTCTGTCCGGATGAGCGGGAAGGGATGGCGGATCGGATTTAGGACGTGGCCATGACCGAACGCGAGAAACGATCCGAGGTAGACAACCTCATAACAGAGCTTCGGCAGAGCGGTATGCCATACCCGAAGACATGCGGTGCTCTTGTGCCGGTCGCTCTTCTCGATGGTGTGCTTGCGGATTGCCGGCGATTGGTGAGGGTGGCGCGGAAGTCGGCGTCTTCGCCAGCCTCATTCTAACAGCGCCGAGTGGGTCAGCCGGGTCATTTCTTCTTCAAGGCGTTCAGGATCTGACTTTGCAAGAAGATTGGGTCAATTGCAGCACCCAGGATGGTCGAGCAATTTACACAGGTCAGGGCCACCGCCGGATATGTTGGTTGCAGCGAGAATGCATCTCGAGCGTCTTTGTTTTCATAGTTGAAGTGATGAACATCCAGTTCGCATTTGGGGCACATCGCTGCCATCTCATCCTCCTAAGGTTAGGCCATGCCAGTCCTGAAAAACGCTCGACACGAGAAGTTCGCTCAGGCAGTTGCAAAAGGTAAGAGCGCAACCGAGGCATACGAGGAAGCAGGATATAAGCCGGATCGGAAGAATGCAGCACGTCTGACGACAAATGACGACATTCGACGCCGAGTTGATGAGATCAAGTCCAGAGTGGCCGAGAAAGCCGAATGGACGGCCGCTGACAGGCTTATCTCGCTCAAGAGCATCCATGACGCCTCTCTAAGTGAAGACCGCCGTACGGCCATTGCTGCCATCGCGGAAGCGAACAAGATGCAGGGCAGTTATGCCCCGACAAAGAATGAGCATACCGGCAAGGGCGGTGGCCCGATCCAAACAGTTGACCTCTCAAAGCTGAGTGACGATGAATTCAACCGTCTTGAAGCGATCCTCGGTTCGATTGCCCTCGATGGCGGAGATCAGAGCGGAGAGGGCGAGGAGGACAGCCCAGGCTGAGCGGGAGCGGATCGCCAAGGATGCCGAACGCATTCGGGCGAGATGCCGAACATTCTCTGGTTTTGTCAAAGAAGCATGGCCAGTCCTCGAACCGAACACGCCGCTTAAATGGTCCTGGCACATGGCGTGCATGTGTGACCATCTCGAGGCGATTACCCACGGCACACTGACGCCGTGGCTCATCATCAATGTGCCGCCGGGCTCTTCGAAGTCGAGAATTGTTTCCGTGCTGTGGCAGGCATGGGAATGGGGGCCGTGCGGAAAGCGATCCAATCGGTTCCTGACGACGTCCTTCGAACTGGAGAACGTCAAACGAGACACGCGTAACACCCGTGATCTGATCAAGAGCGAGTGGTTTCAGTCGCTCTGGCCCGAAGTGAATATGAAGAGGGCGGCGGAACTCTCGTTCGCCAATAGCGACAGAGGAACACGCGAAGGCGTCCCGTTCTCATCCATCACCGGTAAACGAGGCGACCGGGTTGTTATCGATGACCCTCATTCGCTGAAGGGCGCCGAGAGCGACCAACAGCGTGGTGAAGCTGTGAGGCTGTTCCTCGAAGGCGGTCTAAACCGTCTGAACGATCAGCAGACATCGGCTATCGTCGTCGTGATGCAGAGACTGCATGAAAACGATCTGACAGGGGCGTTGCTCGCCAGACAGCTCGGGTTTGTCCACATCATGATCCCGATGGAGTTTGAGCCTGAACGGGCTTGCTCCACTTCGTTGCCCTGGACGGATCCTCGTAGCTATGACGGCGAGTTGATGGACCCGATTCGTATGCCGCAGACTGCGGTGGACGTACTGAAAAGCATCAGCTTCTCATGGGCCGGTCAGTACCAGCAGCGGCCGACATCGCGTGAAGGTGGCCTGTTCAAGCGGGAATGGTTTGTCGACCAGATCATCGATGCCGCGCCTCCTGGCACCATCTGGGTACGGCATTGGGACTTGGCTGCCACCAAGAAGGGTCAAGGCGCCCGCACAGCCGGCGTCAAGCTCGGACGCACCCCGGATGGCCGGTATGTCGTCGGTCATGTCATCAAGGACAGGTGGGACGGAAACGGTGTCCGCAAGGTCATCAAGACAACGGCCGAGGTCGATGGCAAGCAGGTAACGATCTCGCTGCCGCAGGACCCAGGGCAGGCCGGTAAGGTGCAGGCTCAGGACTTCGTGGCAGCGTTCGCCGGATACAAAGTAATCGCGGAACCGGAGAGTGGTGACAAGTTCACGCGCGCCGAGCCATACGCAGCCCAGTGCGCTGCCGGCAATGTCTATCTGATCAGACATGACGGATGGAACCAAGATTACATCGATGAGCTCTGCGCCTTCCCAGGTGCGGTCTTGAAGGACCAGGTGGACGCATCATCGGGTGCTTTCGGCCAACTGCTGAAGATCAAACAACCGCTGGTCATCAGCGATGAAGTTTTGCGCCGATCGGCGATGAGGTAATTGATGGGCATTCGTGATTGGTTCAGGCGCAAGGAGGTCAACGCCGAACAGGCTGAGACCGAAGAGCGCAAGCCCTTCCGTGTCCCTGATGGTGCGGTAGCAAGCTCTAGATTTCGCCCGAGCGAAGTCCGTACGGTGTCGGTGTTCAGCATACCTTCCACTCCTCCTGGCGTCTTGCCGGCCGGAGATGCCGGTATGGCGATGGATTCCGATCTAGCTGGCAACAACGCATGGGCGAACAGTTTCGCCGTCAATGGTTTTTGGACCGAAGGCATTACGTTCCTCGGCTATGCCTATCTAAGCGAGCTTGCCCAACGCCCGGAATATCGGGTTATCTCCGAGACCATTGCGACGGAAATGACGAGGGAGTGGATCGAATTCACCTCTTCGGCCGACGACGATGACATGAAGACAGATCGCCTCAAGGAGATCGAGGCGGAATTCAAGCGGCTGAAGGTCTCCGACATGTTTGCCCGGGCCACCCAGCAAGATGGGTTCTTCGGACGTGGGCACATCTACATCGATACTGGCGATACGGATGACACCGCTGAGCTTCAGCAGTCGATCGGCGATGGATGGGACAAACTCAGTAAGACAAAGATCAGCAAGACGCCGATCAAGTCTCTTCGCACCGTCGAAGCTGTCTGGTGCTATCCGACGAGCTACAATTCGAATGACCCGTTGAAAGACAATTGGTACCGGCCTGACAGTTGGTATGTCCAGTCGAAGATTGTTCACTCGTCGCGGCTCATCACGTTGATCGGGCGCGAGGTTCCGGACCTTCTGAAGCCGACCTATTCGTTTGGCGGCCTTTCGCTGTCCCAGATGGCCAAGCCATACGTGGACAACTGGCTGCAAACGCGTCAGTCGGTCAACGATATCATTTCGGCCTTCTCGGTCTTCGTGCTTTCCACGAACCTTGGCGAATCGTTGCAGGCCGATGGTCAGCAGTTGTTCAAACGGGCTGAACTGTTCAACAACCTGCGGGATAACCGCGGGCTCATGATGATCGACAAGGATAGCGAGGAGTTCCAGAATGTGTCGGCCTCTCTCGCCGGCCTGGAAGGGCTGCAGGCGCAGGCGCAAGAGCATATGGCCTCGGTAAGTCATATTCCGACGGTCAAACTCCTCGGTATTCAACCGGCCGGGCTGAATGCCTCCTCGGAAGATCAGATGCGGGTGTTCTACGATTACATCCATGCCTACCAAGAGCATCTGTTCCGCAACCCGATCCGCCGGCTGATGGGTCTCGTCATGCTTTCCCTGTGGGGCGAGATAGACGACACTATCGATTTCCAGTTCAAGCCGTTGTTCTCGCTTGATGAGAAGAGCGAGGCCGAAGTCGAGAAGCTGAAGGCAGAGACTGACCAGATCCTGATCGACTCCGGTGTGCTTGCCCCCGACGAATCCCGCAAGCGTGTCGCGAATGATCCAGGCTCCGATTACTCCTCAATCGATGTCGAAGACGTTCCGGACCTCCTCGAAGAGGAAGAGGAGGGTCTGGTGCCCAAGGGCGCCGGTAGTGCAGTCGGATCGATGTTCAAGGCTGAGGAGACAACCGACAAGGAAGCCGCGTGATGGAATCCTTCTGCCAAAAGATCATTGATCGTGTCGGTGAGAAGCCGTTCATATGGGGAACCTATCTGATCGGCTTCGTCGCTTCGGTTGGCATGTCCTACGGGTTCGCGATCTGGGGCGAGCCTCGGTCGTATTGGTTTTGGCATCAAGTTATCGGGGTGATGTGATGGATGACAATGATATCCGCATGAAATGCTTGGAAATAGTTGCGCGCGATTGGGGTATCACTGATCCCGAGTTGGCTACATCCACGGCAAGCACGCTGGCGATCTTTGTAATCTGTGGCGAAATCTATGCCGTAAAGGATAGTGACGCCGAGAAGAATGATCAGAAGGCTTCTGAGGTGAATTGATGGGACCGGTTGAAGTTCGCATGCGGTGCCTGGAACTGGTGGCCCGCACGCTTGACGATCCGGAGAGCATTATTCGCGCCGTCCTGCATCTTGAGCAATTCGTCTTGGCGGCGGGTATTGCCTCTCCGCCCCGAACCGAAGATAACGGCTCTTCCGACAGCGAGGCGCCAACGACGTGATCAAACTGGATCTCTGGGACATCATCAACGCGAAAGAACCAAAGCCGCGTGATGGGCTACCAGAAAGCCTAGAGAAGCCGGAGAAGCCCGATGGCAAGCAGGATGAGGCGGAAGACGCCAAGGGCCGCAGAGACGATCCTGAGGCCGATCCATCCAAATGCCGGGATTGAGGCTGAATATCGCCGTCGCCTTGATGCGATGATCCGAGAGATGGCTGCTTCGGTAGAATACTGGCTGACCGCAACCTATCGCCAGAACACGCCGAGGATCATCGCGGAAGATGAGACCCCGGCCGACGCGCTGCGCAGATCGATGAAAGACCTGTCTAAGCGCTGGCTAAAGCGGTTCGATGAGATGTCGACCAAGTTGGCAGAGCACTTCACTCAGTCGGTGGAGACGCGCTCTACGGCTGCGATGAAGAAGATTATGAAGGACGGCGGCTGGACCGTGTCCTTTCAGATCACGCCGGCTATGCGAGACGTGATCGATGCGACGGTCCATGAGAATGTCGCCCTGATCAAAAGCATTCCGCAGCAATATCTCTCTCAGGTAGAGGGGATCGTGATGCGTGGCGTCCAGAACGGGCGCGATCTCGGGGTTGTCTCAAAAGAGCTTCAGGAGCGGCTGGGGGTGACGCGGAGACGCGCTGCCTTGATCAGCAGAGACCAGAGCAATAAGGCCACAGCATCGCTCTCACGGGCTCGCCAGCTCGAATTGGGGCTGGATGAGGCTGTATGGGTGCATAGCGGTGGGGGGCGAGAGCCTAGGCCCACGCATCTGAAGGCCGGACGCGAGCAGACACGTTACGCGATTGGCGAGGGATGGTTCGATCCTGCGGTTGGTCACAAGATACAACCTGGTGAGCTGATCAACTGCAAATGCGTTGGCCGGCCCGTCATCAAAGGCTTTAGCTGAAAATCGGGAGTGAGTGATGCCATCGCATCTTCAGGACTTCGCGCACGAACTCGTTGCGCGTCATGGATCTCGCACGCTCGGCATGATCCTGCATGGCTTCACGAACATGGGGTATCAGATCCCCGGGGCAACCGTCGATGAACAGTATGAGGCGCTCGCTAAGGCGATCGAGGCCGATCCTCGGCTGGTAGTCGTCGGCGATAATCCCGGTCGCGGTGGTGACTGGATCGGCCTCAAGAAGGAAGATGAAGTTGCCAGCAACCAGTGAGGCTCAAAGGCGCGCGATGTATGCAGCCGCTGAGGGGAAATCCCGATTGGGCATCCCGAAGAAGGTTGGCGGGGAATTCGTCGCTGCCGATGCCGTCAATGGCCATGCCGCTGGCATCCTCTACGTCGCGCCGGATGGTGACGTGCTGTTGCTGCGTCGGTCCTCGACCGAGACGAACTATGCCGGCCATTGGGCTCTCCCCGGTGGAGGCGGCGAAGAAGGCGAAACGCCAGAACAGACCGCAGACCGTGAAGCGCACGAAGAGATGGGTATGCTCATTCCGGAGAGCGCGACAGCAATGAAGTTGCTCGACAGCCGCGTCACACCGACTGGGAAAGCGTTTCACACCTTCGCACAATCGGTGCCTTCGAAGTTTGTGCCTCAGCTCAACGACGAGCACACCGGCTACGCTTGGTGCCCGATGAACATGCTTCCGGGTCCGATGCACCCTGCCGTGATGGAAACCTTGTGCTCCCAGCTCGGTATCGATGGTGAACTGACAGCGGAAGACTGGGCAGCGCTGCGCATCGGCTTTGTCAATTGGGTGAACACCGAAGAGCAGGAGGGCCAGATCATGGGCGCGATGGACACGATTGCGATGGATCGCAGTGTTCGTCGCATCGACGCAGACGGTCACATGTTCGTGGAAGAGACGCCGATCTCAAAGGCGAATATCTGCCCCTACTATGGCCGGGAGATCCCGAACGCGTTGGGCCTCGGTCTTGATCCAGATCGCATCTACCAGATGTACCGCGACCCAGACGAGCTTGCCATAGCGGCGCAGTCATTCGCCGGCAAGCCGATCCTCATCATTCATAAGCCGGTCAGCGCGGAAGAACACCCGCGCGAGATCGTTGTTGGTTCAATCGGCAGCAATGTGGCGTTCAAGGCCCCATACCTGATGGCCTCCCTCAATATCTGGGACGGTGAAGCAATCGACCTGATCGAGGCAGACAAGCAGAAAGAATTGTCATGCGGTTATCGCTATGAGGCCGACATGACACCAGGCATCGCCAACGGACAGAGGTTCGATGGCGTCATGAGAAACATAGGCGGCAATCACCTCGCCCTTGTCGTTGAGGGCCGCGCCGGTCCCGATGTCGTTGTCGGTGATGAAGCAATCAAACGCGAAAAGGAGCCTGATATGGCTAAGAAAATCGCAGCACATGCAGCCAGGTCGGCGGCTCTAACCGCAGCGCTCACTGGCGTCTTGGCGCAAGATGCCAAGATCGAAGACGTCGTCAAGAAGCTTCTGGCGATCGATGAAGATCTTCCGAAGAATGCGGCGGAAGACGAGGACCTGGAAGACGACCAGGAAGCCATGGACGAGGAAGAAGACAAGGACAAGAAGGCCGAGGACGAATCCGAAGAGGATGACGACAAAAAGGCCGAAGATGAGGACAAGGAAGAAATGGTTTCCAAGAAGGCTATGGACGCCGCCCTTGTATCGGTAGCTCGCACGGCTGCCAGCCAAGCGGAAAAGTCTACCATCGCTCGCCTGAATTCCATCCGCGATGCCGAAGAAGCCGTCCGGCCCTACGTCGGCAAGGTTGTGGCTATGGACAGTGCCGACGCAATCTACCGCTCGACCCTGACGTCCATGAACGTCGATGTCTCCGACGTCAAGGAGCTTCCTGCTCTCAAGGCGATCCTCAAGGCCCAGCCTCTTCCCGGCGCCAACATCCAGCGCACCACGAAGGTTGCCATGGATGCCAAGGGGGCATCGTCCTTCTTCGAACTCTACCCCGAAGCAAAGTCGCACACGGTCAAGACGCTCTAATCGCCTCGATCTCAACCACAACCCATCGAGCCGCCTTAGTGCGGCTTTTTCTTTGAGGAGATTCCCCAATGGGATTCCAGACGCAGGTTTATTATAACCAGGCTCCGGCGGTTGAAGGCGACTTTGCCAGCACCAATCCGCGTGCCGTGGTTCTCGCCGGTCCCGGTGGCCTTATCGCCGGTGCATCCTTCATTATCGCCCGTGCCATTTGGCTGACCAGCTCTTTCATTGACGATGACGGTGCGCCGGCTGTCGCCAATGCCTTTGGCTCTGGCCCTATCGCTGGTATCGCCCATCGCGAACAGCAGGGCCTTATCCAGCAGTATCTCCAGGAATCGACCATGATCGTTCCGTCCGGCTTCCCGGTCACGGTGTTCGACAATGGCGACTTCTGGGTGAAAAACAACGGCGCGACCCAAGCCACCCCCGGTATGAAGGCATATGCCAACTTCGCCGACGGCAAGTTCACCGCGGCTGCTACGGGCGCCCCGAGCGGCGCCTCTGGTTCGGCAAGCTCGATTGCCGCATCGACGTTCTCGGTAACTGGTTCGATCGCTGACAATGTCCTGACGGTTTCCGCCGTTGGTTCTGGCACGGTTGTCCCCGGCGGCACGATCTCCGGTACCAGCGTGGCAAGCGGCACTCAGATCATTTCCCAGCTCTCCGGCACGACCGGTGGGATTGGAACGTACGCCGTCAGCATTCCTGAGCAGACCGTGGCATCCACCACGATCAGCGGCACTTACGGCACGCTCACGGTCGGCGGCACTGTTGCCGGCGTGTTCGGCGTCGGCCAGACCCTTTCTGGTACCAACGTCGTTGCTGGCACTGCCATCACTGCGCTTGGTACCGGCACTGGTGGTGCTGGGACATACATCGTCAACAACAACACCGTTGTGGCGTCTACGGCGATCACTGGGGCGACCAATGTCGAAACCAAGTTCGTCGTCCGCTCGTCCGCTCTCCCGGGCGAACTCATGAAGATCAGCTCATGGCTACAGGGCTAATCCTAGCCCTCGCCATTCCCAAACCCAATCGCCGGCCGCATTCCGCGCCGGCGGCTCCCTGAGGAGATGCAACAATGGAATTTCATGACTACCATCAGGCTGCCGCTGCCTGGAATGCACATCGTCCGATGTTCGAAGCGGCCGGCGTTTATCTTCCCGATGCTCAGGCCTACACATGGTCTGACGTGAAGGTTAACTTCATGGCAATGGACGCCCAGCCGGCGCTTTCCACCGCGCCGAACTCGGGTATCCCGGCTTTTCTGACGACCCTTATCGACCCCGACGTCTATCGGGTCGTGTTCGCCCCGACCCGCGCCGCCGAGATCTTCGGCGAAACTCGCAAGGGCACATGGATCGATCAGACCGCGATGTTCCCGGTCGTTGAAGCCACGGGCGAAGTTTCGTCCTACGGCGACTACAACGAAAACGGTCGTTCCGGCGCCAATATGAACTGGCCACAGCGTCAGTCCTACCTTTTCCAGACCATCTCCGAATACGGCGAACTGGAAATCGAACGTGCTGGTCTTGGTCGCGTCAATTGGGTCGGCGAAGTCGATACCGCCGGCACTACGGTCCTGGCTCGCTTCCTGAACCAGACCTACTTCCTCGGCATTCAGGGCCTGCAGAACTACGGTATCCTGAACGATCCGAACCTGTCGGCTCCTCTCAGCCCGTCCACCAAGGCCTATGGCGGCGTGAAGTGGACCAACAATGGCCAGATCGTCGCCACTGCCAATGAGATCTTCGCCGATATCCAGGCCCTCTGGATCAAGGTCGTTGCTCAGACCGCTGGCGTCAGTCAGACCCCGAACCAAATCGATGCCGATGCCAAGATGACGCTCGCCATGTCCCCGGAATCTCTGGTGGCCATGACCGCGACCAACTCGTTCGGCGTCAACGTGAAGGCCCTCCTCAAGGAGAACTTCCCGAACCTTCGTGTCATCTCCGCCGTGCAGTACGGCGCGCAGAGCGCAACCAACCCCGCAGGTATCGCCGGCGGCAATCTGGTCCAGCTCATCCTCGATGACGTCGATGGCCAGGATGTCGGCTACTGCGCATTCAACGAAAAGCTGCGCAGCCACCCGATTATCCGCGCCATGTCTTCGTGGAAGAAGAAGATGACCGCTGGTTCGTGGGGTGCAATCATCCGCCAGCCGGCTGGCCTCAGCCAGATGCTCGGCGTCTAAACGTCAACCGATAAGTCGGCGGGCACTGACGAGTGCCTAGACGGATGCGCGGCTCGTACCTCCTCCCGCGATACCTGTTCATCTCGTGACGCCGACGTTCTCAATCTCAACAATGGAGCCTACCATGACTGCTACAGTTTCCGTGGCGTGCAAACTCCCGCATGGCCTTGAACTGCGCGTGTTCGATACGATCGACAGCGTCGAAAGCAACGCTATGGGCGAAATCCGGGCCGTGAAGAAGGCCCAACCTCGTGGCCAGGCCGTGACTATTCGAGGCTATCTGGAAAAGCAGCGCCCTGATCAGCCAATGGCAGCTCGTGGATCGAGCTATGCCATCACCCATGGCGTCGACAAGGAATTCTTCGACGCATGGCTCTCGCAGAACAAGGATCATGACGCCGTCAGAAACAAGCTCATCTTCGCCAGCGAAAAGCAGGACACCGTCCGCGGCATGACGAATGAGTTCAAATCGACACGCAGCGGCTTGGAGCCGGTCGACCCGAATAACCTGCCGCGCGGCATTCAGACCGCGAACAAGCAGGAAGCGGCCTAACCGAGGAGAGACGACTGTGGGTGTGCAGGTTACTTTCGACTATGCGAACTGGGCCGCGACATTCCCACAGTTTACTCCGGGCCTAAATCAAACCCAAGTGACCGGCCTCATCCTGCCGATCGCTGAAGTCTACTGCCGCAATGACGGCGGTGGGCCGGTGACCAAAGCCGAGACCCAAACCGTCCTTCTGAATTTGATGGTCGCTCATGTTGCCCAACTGATGTTCGGCCCCAAGGGGACGGGCATTGATGGCTCCGGAGGCGTCCAACTTGTCGGGCGCATCAGTGACGCCACTGAAGGCAGCGTATCCGTGTCGGCGGATTTCCCGAGCACCCCGAATAATGCGTGGTTCCTGCAGACCGAGTTCGGGGCGATGTTTTGGGCTGCGACTGCTGCCTATCGCACGATGCGTTACATCCCAGGGCCTCGTCGCAACTTCAACCCGTGGATCAACCAATAGGAAGATTGTCGTGGACAAGGCATACACCAAAGAATTTCGCGATCATAAGGCCGAGGTCGATGATCGCCTGAAGCGCATCGAAGACAGACTTGACGCGATGGACGCACAGAGCGCCGTGGACGAGCAGTCTGTCTGTGCCTCGGCTTCGGCCACATCAACCAAGAAAAGCGCTGCTGAGGCAGTCTCGTCCGAAAAGGAAGCCAACTGATGGACTTCGACGCTCATGAAAAGCATATCCGCCGACTTCTGGCCGACAATGCCGAGTTGATGGCTTTCAAGGCTTGGGCCGAAGATATCCTGTCTCGTCTTGTCGGCGATGAGCCGACAGTGGCAACGGACGCAGAACCCGAAGTGCAGGAAGAAGCATCCACTGAGGATGTTTCCGAGATCGCGGATACGTCTCCAGCCGAAGAAGCTGAAGCCAGCGATTCCGCTCCGGGGGAAGAAGCCGGCCAAGAAACGCCTGCGTCTTCCGACGAAGAGCAGCCACAGCCGGTCGTTTCAGAAGGCGATGCCGGCGAGATGACCGGTGAACCTGCGGCTAAAGATGAAGCGGCAGCTGCTGCTGTCTGATGGTTACGCTAAAGGGTGGAGACAAATTGGCGGCGGCTCTGGCCGAGATCGCCAAGAAGGTTTCCAAAGCCTCCGAGGTTGACGTCGGCTTTCTGGAAAACGCCACTTATCCAGATGGGACAAACGTCGCCAACGTAGCGGCTATCCAAGAATTTGGCGCCCCAAAGGCAGGCATTCCGCCTCGACCATTCTTCCGGACTATGATTGAGCAGAAAAGCCCAGAATGGCCGGAAGCGGTCGGAAACCTTCTGGTCTCCAACGGCTACGACGGTGCCAAAACGCTTGGACAGACCGGAGCAGCGATAAAGGGCCAGTTGCAGCAATCGATCATCGACACGTTTGCTCCGCCGCTTAGCGATATCACCCTCATGCTTCGCAAGATGCGTGCCGAGGACCCCGAACTTGTGGTGTCCGGAAAGACCGTTGGTGAGGCAGCGAGACGCGTCGCTTCAGGCGAGAGCGTCGAGGGTGTTTCGACAAAGCCCTTGGTGGATTCTGGACATCTTCTCAATAGCATCGATTACGAAGTAAAATCTTAGGATGAAGGGATAACCCATGCCCGGCACAGTCATTTTTTCGCCGCAGACCGGTGATCTTCCGATTTCTGAGATCGGTGTTAGCCTTCTCAAGGCGTCGTCGCAAGCCGCCGCTCAAGCGGTAATCGGTGTCAGCGGTGGCTCTGTCGCTTCTGTCAATGGTCAAACCGGCGTTGTGGTGCTCGATGCTGCTGATGTCAGTGCTCTTCCAGACACGACAACAATCCCGGCGGCTTCGTCTACAAACCCAGTCGTGGCCGGAACAGCAGCACCTGGCGTGGCGACGACCTATGCTCGTGGCGATCACGTTCATCCTGCACAGACGTCCGTCACTGGAAATGCTGGAACGGCAACTGCTCTCGCTACGGGCCGTACATTCTCTTTGACCGATGGAGCAACGGGAACCAGCGCAGCATTCACGGGCGCGGCCAACGCTTCGATTTCGGTCGCGCTTGCCACGCCAACCGCATCTCTTCGCGGCGGCGTCTTACAGCAATCTTCCAGCGGAATCACGGATGTCGCTGGACTGGTCACCGCCCTGATCGCAGCTGGCGTTCTGTCGTAAGCCATGAACCTGCACGGAATTGTTTCCGGTGCGATAGGCACCGTTAATCCCCATGTTCCTTGCACGATGCAGGTGAGCACCGGTTCCGTCACCAATCCAGACGGATCGCGCACACCGACATACGCCACTGTGACTGGGATGGCCCAAGTCCAGGCGATGACCTTCAAGGATTTGCACCAAGTCGATGGGCTCAACCTGAATGGCGCGGCCCGCGGCATCTACTTCTACGGCGATATCCAAGGCGTTCTGAGAACCCGAACCAAGGGCGGCGACATCATCACTCTGACCGATGGTCCGAATGTAGGTGATTGGCTCGTGGTTCAAGTGCTTGAGACATGGCCAGATTGGTCGAAATGTGCCTGCGTTCTGCAAAATCCATAACGAGGAAAACCAATGTTCGCCCAACAGTTTGCAGCGCTTGGCTATCAGCAGATCACAAGTCTTTCCTCGGCTACTCCATTGACGGTTCCGGCCGGCGCCAACTTTGCCGTTGTAGCTGCGGATACGGCCGCTGTTCGCTGGCGGGATGACGGAGCGGCTCCCACAGCTTCTGTCGGGATGCACCTCTCCAACACCGGAGAGCCTTTGCAGTATTCCGGTCCTCTATCGAAAATCCAATTCATCGCAGAGACCGGATCGCCTGTTCTGAATGTCTCTTACTACAGGATCGCAGGGTGAGTTTCGCCCCATCGCCGACGCAATCGAATATCCTGACTGCGTTGAGATCGTTCATCTTGGCTGTTCTGCCGAGCGGCAACGCCGTGTTCACCGGGGCCATCGCTGGCACGACACTGACTGTCTCAGCAATCACTCAAGGGGCTCTGTCAATCGGAGACGCAGTCCTAGGGGAAGGTGTTGTTCCAGGCGTGATGATTACGGCCTTCGGGACCGGCACGGGTGGCGTCGGAACATACACGCTCAGCGCCTCACAGACGCTCGCCGGCGCGAAGATGTATACCGGCGTGGAATGTGTTCAGGCCCAAGACAATCGTGTTCCTGAGCCTTCTGTGCCCGATTTCGTGACCATGACGCCGTTCATGCAGACACGTCTCGAAACGAACGTGGATACCTACGAGGACGTCTCGTTTACCGCGAGCATCTCTGGGCAGATCATGACGGTTTCCGCCGTAGCGTTCGGGACGATCGCAGTCGGGCAGATCGTCTTTGGGATTGGGGCCGCAGCTCTAACGAAAGTGGTTGCTCTCGGCTCCGGGACCGGCGGGGTAGGGACATACACTGTTACGCCGTCTCAGACCGTGCCGTCCCGCAAGATGGCGTCTGGTGGTCAAATATTCCTTCAGCCTACTCGGATCACGGTCCAGTTGGATGTGCATGGCCCGAACAGCGCCGAGAATGCTCAGACCATCTCAACCTTGTTCCGTGATGACTTCGCGGTGCAAGCCTTCAAGGCCTCCGGGTTTGATGTGACGCCGCTCTATTCGGCCGATCCACGCCAGTTGCCGTTCGAAAATGAGAACCAACAAACCGAAAACCGGTGGGTAGTCGATGCAGTGATGCAATCGAACCAGACCATCCGTGCTCCGCAGCAGTTCGCCGATGAACTCGATGTCGATGTGATCGATGTCGATGCTGAATATCCAGCTTGAACTATCCTCACTAAAGGATTGCAATATGACGACGATTCCAGCCTCGCAGCTTGTGAACGTGATTCCGAACGTGCTCAGTGCCGGTGGAAGCGCGCTTGTCCTTAACGGACTGATCCTGACCCAGAACACCCGCGTTCCTGTCGGTCAGGTGCTTTCGTTCCCCAACGATGGCGTCTCTGTCTCTGACTATTTCGGCCCCTCGGCCGCAGAAGTTGAGATCGCGAACGTCTATTTCAACGGCTTCAACAATTCGACACAGAAGCCGAGCACGATCCTATTCACGCAATACAACTCGGCGGCGGTCGCGGCTTACCTTCGTGGTGGCGCGGTCAACGGGCTGACCATTCCTCAGCTACAGGGTTTGAGCGGTTCCTTGGCGATCGTCGTTGACGGTTATCCCTTCAGCGCAGCATCCATCAATCTCGCCTCGGCCACGAGCTATTCCGCCGCCGCTGCACTGATCAAGACCGGCCTCAATGCCAGCCTTCCAGCCGCAGCGACCTTCACCGGATCCATCGCCGCAGGCACGGCCTCGGTTACGGCTTCTATCGCCGGCAACGTGATGTATGTCACCGCCGTATCGTCTGGAACGCTGGTCCCGGGCGCAATCATCGCTGGCACTGGTGTCACGGCCGGAACGCAGATTGACTCCCAGATTGATGGGACCACGGGCGGCATTGGCAGCTATGCCGTTTCGAAGACGCAGGTCGTGGTCAGCGAGACCGTCACGGCTTCCTATGGCACACTGACTGTCACTGCTGTGGCTTCCGGGACGCTTTCTGTCGGCCAAACCCTCTCTGGTGGCACCACAGCGGCAGGAACGATGATTACGGGTCTCGGGACGGGCATTGGCCTTGCGGGAACCTATTTCGTTCAGACCACACAGACCGTGGTAAGCGGCACGCTGAACGCCACCGGATCTGCACTGGATGTCAGCTATGACTCCGTCTCCGGTGGGTTCGTCATCACGTCTGGTGTCCGTGGCTCGTCTTCGACCATTGCCTTCGCGACCGGTACGCTTGCTGCTCCGATCTTCCTTACTCAGGCGACTGGCGCAACCATCTCTCAAGGCGCGTCGGCGGCTGTCCCGGCGGCCTTCATGACCAATATCACCCAGATCACCCAGAACTGGGCGACCTTCATGACGATCTTTGATCCGGATGATGGTTCTGGCAGCGTCCAGAAGCAGGCCTTTGCCGAATGGACCAATGATCAGAACAAGCGCTGGTGCTACGTGGCTTGGGATCAGGACATCACCCCGACCGAAAGCAATGATGCCACCTCGAGCTTCAGCAACATCATCGATGCGGCCAATCTCAACGGCACTGCGGCGGTATGGGGCCCGAACGACAAGGCTGCTTTCGTCTGCGGTACGGCGGCTTCGATCGACTTCGACGCCACCAATGGCCGCATTACCTTCGCTTTCCGTGGCCAGGATGGCTTGGTGGCTGACGTCACCACGGCGACGGTTGCCAATAACCTCATCGCCAACGGCTATAATTTCTACGGCGCCTATGCGACGGCGAACCAGCAGTTCCTCGAGTTCCAGACCGGCAGCGTGTCTGGCTCGTTCCAGTGGCTGGACAGCTACGTCAACCAGATCTGGCTCAACAATGCCCTGCAATTGGCATTGATGGAGCTCCTGGTGAACGTGAACTCCATCCCGTACAACACGGCTGGTTATGCCTTGATCAAGGCGGCTTGCGCCGATCCGATCAATGCGGCTCTGAATTTCGGAGCCATCCGTACCGGCGTCACGCTTTCCAACGCGCAGATCGCGGAAGTCAATTCCTCGGCCGGCACCAAGATCAGCGACGTCCTTCAGCTTCAGGGCTGGTATCTGCAAGTGCAGGACGCCACCCCACAGGTGCGTCAGGCCCGTCAGAGCCCGCCGATGACCTTATATTATATGGACGGACAATCGGTCCAACGTATTGAGTTGGCTAGTATTCTGGTCCAGTAAGTGCCGACGATTATCAGTAGGGCCGAAGCTCGAAATCTCGGGCTTCGGTTTTATTTTACGGGCGTTCCTTGCAAGAATGACCACGTCTGCGAGAGAACAACGGCGCGCTCAGATTGCGTAGAATGCAAGCGGGAGCGATGCCGAAAATGGGCCGCTGACAACGCTGAGGCATGCAGTGAAAGTTCGAAGGAATGGTATACCGCCAATAAAGCGAAGGCCAAGGCCACACGCGCTGTTTGGCGACTAGCCAATGCTGAAAAAGATAGGGCGGATGTTGCCGCATATCAGGCTGCCCACAAGGAAGAACTGAAGGCCGCCGGCGATCTATGGCGAAAGAACAACCCGGATAAAGTTCGGGGGTATGTCGAGCGCAGCCGAGAGAAAAATGCAAAGCAGATCCGTGAATCTGAGCGGCAGTGGCGGCGTAGAAATCGACACAAGGTCAATGAAAAGAAAAGACGTCGTGAAGCCGCAAAACTTCTTGCAACGCCTTCTTGGGCTGACCGCGAAAAGATCGAATGGTTTTATGCGGAAGCTGTGCGCCTAACGCTGGAAACCGACATTCAACACCAAGTCGACCATATCGTCCCGCTGAAATCCAAATGGGTCTGCGGGCTGCATGTCCACACCAATCTGCAAATCCTGACCGCTGCACAGAACCAGTCGAAATCAAATCGATATTGGCCTGACATGCTGGTTGCGCTCTAACTTAGGAGACCGTCATGGCGAGCATCACCTCGGCAAACGCGATCATTACGCTTACCATTCCGGGGTTGTTCAACACGCCCCAGCAGCTTCAAGGCTTCTCGGCTGACAACATCTATGACATGGCGGTTCAGGAAGTCGTCCAGACCGCCATGGGCGTCGATGGCATCCTCTCCGGCGGTTTCGTCTTCAACCCGGTGGAGCAGACATTCGATCTGCAGGCCGACTCCAACTCGAATACGATTTTCGAGACCTGGGCGGCCACGCAAAAGCAGATCAAGGACGTGCTGATCGCCAATGGCGAGACGACGCTCACCTCTGTTGGTCGATCCTATGTGTTGACCAAGGGGTTCCTGATCAGTCTTCCGCCGGCTCCGGCCGCTGGTCGCATTCTTCAGGCTCGCCGATACATGGTCCGCTGGGAAAGCTGCTTTGCAGTCCCGGCTTAAGGAGGTGAGCCGTGCGTAAGGAAATCGATATCACGATCACGGAGACAGGCCGTGATATGGGGAAGACCTACCATATCCGGGAGATGCCGGCTCTTCGGGCCGAGAAGTGGGCTACGCGCGCATTTCTCGCCGTGGCTAAATCCGGTGTCGACATCGGGCAAGTTGGTGCCGGCGGTATGCAGGCGCTCGCTATCCTCGGTCTGGAAGCATTGACGAAGCTTCACTTCGAAGACGCCGAGCCGCTTCTGGATGAGATGCTGGAATGCATCAGCATCAAGCCAAATCCAGAAAACCCGGCCATCGTTCGGCTTTTGATGGAAGACGACATCGAGGAAGTCAAAACCCTGTTTCAGCTCCGTAAGGAGGTGCTGAATCTCCATCTGGGTTTTTCTCAGGCCGCCAGCCCATCGACGTCAACCTCGGGCGCCTCGGCATTGAACTCCTCGAATACCCCAACCTCCCAAGATCCATCGGTACGGTTCTCTCGCTCTCCCCGAGCAAAACAACAGCGCTGAGGGATATGGACGAATATCTCTCGGTCGAAGACGTCTACGACATCATCGAAGTGGCCACGGTTGACGGCCACAACACCCGCCTAATCCATGAGCACCAGAAGAATAAAGGAGGCTGATCCTTGGGTACGATCATAGACAGCCTCATTGTGGCGCTAAAATTAGACCCTTCTGACTATAAAAAGGGTGCCAAGGAGATTGGCGACACCTCGAAAAAGACCACTGATGAAGTGGTTAAGGGCGGAAAGTCCATTGAGGAATCGAGCAAGAAGGCCGCTGACAGCATCAGCAAGGTCACGCGCGAAGTCCTCGGTCTCTATGCCGTCTTTGTCGGCGCTCGTGGCATCAAGGAGTTCGTTGCTGATCTGATTGGCGCCGATGCTGCTCTCGGCCGGTTTTCGCGCAACCTGAACACGTCTCCACAGACGCTCTATGCTTGGGGCGCTGCTGCGGAGCGCGTAGGCGGTTCATCCGAAGCCACGGCGGCCACTTTCGAGCGCATCGGCAAGGCGCTCTATGATCTGCATCGCAATGGTCAGGCCCTTCCGAAGGAATACTCGCAGCTCCAGGCTCTGACCGGTCTGAATATCGACCGTGATCACGGCGTAGACAAGTTCCTTCAGGATACCTCAGCCGCGATCCAGCGGTTGAACCAGATCGATCCGTCTCAGGTGCATTTCATCGCCCAAGGCATGGGCATTGATGACGGCACCGCCAACGTCATGGTAAAATACGGCGCCGCAATCGGCTCCTACATCGATCAGATCAAGAAGCTGTCGCCATCGAACGACGCGATCAAGGCGGCTCAAGAGCTCCAGGACAAATGGAACACGCTTCAGCAGACCGCCGTGTCGCTGGCGAACACCATTCTAAACACCCTCGGCCCCGAGATCGCCAAGCTGCTCACGCAGATGACGGCGTGGGTCGATCAGAACCAAGACTGGATCAAGAGCGGCATTGTCGACGCGATCAAGAAATTCGCCGAGTATCTGAAGAGCGTCGATTGGAACGCTATCGGCCAAGGCCTCAAGGAGTTCAGTTCAGAGGCAGCGCATGTCGCTGATGCGATCGGAGGGGTGACGACTGCCGTTGAGGTTCTATTCGGTCTCTGGGTCGGGGCGAAGTTCCTTCAGGTGCTCGCCAATGCCCGTCTTCTCGCTGCGACGGTGGGGGGTGGCTCTGCCGGTGGGGCAGCAGCGGGCGCTGGGTCTGCATCCCTAGCGCGGATGCTCGGTATCGCCGGAGCAGCCTACATGCTCACAGACACAGCTCCCGCGCCAGATATGAAGACAGTCAAGAAATCTGATCGGTCGTTGTGGGATATGTTATTCGGCCGAAAACCTTCGGATGCTAGCGGCCATGCCGACGCATTGCAGAACAACTCGGCTCTTGGCGCAACCACTCTCGGCAATGGCCGAGATGGTGCGCTCGATGCGTTCCTAAATGGCGATACCAAGATTGATGGCCGTCCAGTTTCGAAAAGCAATCCATTACCTGTCGCTGTTCAGCAGCAGTCTTCCAGCGGCGGGTTCTTGGAGAGTGTAGGGAACGCAATTGGCAGTGCCGCACGCTCTTTATTTGGCGTCGGTACGGCGAATGCCTCTACCCCGCAGGGGGGCCGTTCTAACGCGCTTGATGTAGATGATTCTGGTCTCCCAAATGGGTCTCCATCTGGAAAGGTAACCGGGTCAGCCAAGCGCCTAATGGACCGGCTGGTCACCCAACATGGGTGGTCACCGGCAGCGGCAGCTATCGCCGCTGGGAATGCCCATGCGGAATCAGGATTTCGGTCAGGGACAATGGGAGACCCCCAAGTCCCTGGCGGTTCTTGGGGACTATTCCAGTGGAATAGAAGTCGTCTGGCCCGTCTGAAGCAGTTTTCAAAATTGCGAGGCAATGACTGGAAAGATTTCGATACGCAGGTCGATTATTTTGCCAAAGAAGCAGAAGAAATGATCCCCAATTGGAAGAGGCAAGGCGATCTTTCGCAGGCAGATGCTATCGGCAAGCGATTCGAAGGCTATAGGGGGCCAATCCAGAGAGGAAGATCGGCGCAGGCTGCCAGTTATCTTCGTGGCTATCAGCCAGCAGATGTGAATGTGCCGACCGGTTCTGGCGTATCCGCATCGCTGTCCAGCATCTCGAATGACAACCGGTCGACCAGCAGCACGTCATCGCACAACGTCAGCATCGGCAACATGAACATCAATGCTCCTCAGGCAAAAGATGCTCAAGGCATTGCTGACCGGGCAACCGACGCTCTCTATCGCTCGACAGTCGCCGCAACAGCAAACTATGGACCTCGCTAATGGCATTCCCGGTCAATGTTCCGAATGTTCCGGGGGTGCCATCTGTCCTGTTTGCCAGCAGTGTTGGCCAGGTCATATCGCTGCTCACGCAAGACGCCGCGTCACTGTTCATGGGCGGATTTCAGCAACAGCCATGGGGCATATATCTCGGCGGATCTCCCGTCGTCTTGGCCGACAACGTGGTGAGCTTCGACTATCGGCAGCAATGGGCAATTTCAGACTACCCGGTCGAAAAAGGGGCATTTGGCAGTTACAACAAAGTACAGATCCCATTCGACGGTAGATTTCGGTTTACCGCCGGCGGATCGGAAGCGAACAAGCAGGCCTTGTTGTCCTCCATCGCCGCGATTGCTGGTGATCTGAATTTCTATACCATCGTGACGCCGATCGCGATCTACGCCAGCGTGAACATCAACCACTACGACTATAGCCAGACAGCCACCAACGGCGTCGGGCTGCTTTCGGTGGATGTCTGGACGGAAGAAGTTCGGGAAACAGCAGCACAAGTGATGTCGAACACTGCGAGCCCAACGGCGGCCACACAGGTGAATGGTGGCACGGTTCAGACAGCGACGGCTACTTCGGCTCAAGCAGCGCAGGCTGGAGCTATACGGTCCTCTGGTGGCCGATTGGCAGGGTAGGGCACATGCTGATCATCCCGCTACAGGCGATACCGAACCAGACCTTGACTGTCACACTGAACGATCAGGTCACACAATTGAACGTCTACCAGACCTACAACGGATTGTTCATCGACGTCTTGGTTGAGAACGTGCTGATCATCGGCGGCGTGATCTGCGAGAACCAGAATCGTATTGTCCGCTCGGACTATCTGGGCTTCTCTGGCGACATGGCCTTTATCGACACTCAAGGAAGTGACGATCCTGTCTATACCGGTTTGGGAACTCGGTTCTTTCTGACCTACCTCACCGCCGAGGAACTAGCGGCAACTTAGTTGCCGGTCTGCCGCAGAACGTCAGTCGCCATAAACCCAAGGTCGCCGTAGCAACTCGTTTCGTCTCTGCCAGTCTTCTGGCACCAATAAAGGTATCCAGACGAAGCCGGTTTGCAGACAAGGATAAGCGTGGCCTCGGCGTTGCCACCCAGCATCTTGAGTTCGTGGATCTTATCCCGCTCATTGAAGGCGTTGCCTTTGGCGCAGCTCGAGAAGTAGCCCGCATACCTGATCAGCGTTTCATGATCTTCGGTGTTCATGCCTTGAGCCCGGGCGTGATCGATGCACGACGCGACGACAAAGAGAGCCCCAAACACCAGCAGGCCCAAGATAAACCTCGTCAGGCGCGGGAACGCGATGAAGAGAATGACGGCTATGACTAGGGGCGCGATGAACATAACAGAAACATGCGCTCACATCGCGCTTTAGACAAGATGCGGGAACCGAACGGAAATGTCGTTTACCGAGAAAAAACTGACGATCCAGTTCAATCTGGCCAACGGAAGTTTCGGAAGTGGCAAAAACAACACAGCCACAGTCACAGGCTTGAGAGCTTCCGCCAACATCGATGCTACCGGAGGCATTTCCAGCAACACCATGCGCCTTGCGGTCTATGGTCTGCCTTTATCGATGATGAACCAGCTATCGACGGTCGGGACACAGGCGAATGCCCGGTATTTCAACAATATCGCAGTCGAAGCGGGAGATGACGAAACGGGCATGACGCTTGTCTTCGGTGGCACAATCTTCTCGGCCTTCGTAGATGCTCAGAGCATGCCGCAGGTAGCGTTTCGCGTCGAGGCTTCACCTGGACCATTCCAAGCCGTCAAGCCCGTCCCAGCGCTCAGCATCAAGGGATCTGCGGACGCCGCCGGCATGATGGGGAACCTGGCGAAGCAGATGGGCTTTGCCTTCGAGAACAATGGCGTCAACGTCAAACTATCGAACCCGTACTTCGGCGGGACAGCTTGGACCCAGGCCATGGCGATCGCTCGTCATGCAAACTTCGATCTGATCTTCGAACCGAACAAGATGGTCATTTCCCCGCGCGGGCAACCGCGGCAGGGAGACGCAATCTTGATCTCTCCTGAGACCGGCATGGTCGGCTATCCGATGTTCAACCAAAACATCGTCATCGTCCGCTGTCTCTTCAATCCGGCGGTCAAGCAACTCTCCTTGGTCGAGGTGAAATCCGATCTGACGCCCGCCAACGGGAAATGGCAGGTCAAGAGCATTTTTTATGAACTGGAATCCCAAACCCCTGGGGGAAAGTGGTTCCAACTCCTCGAACTAATCGCGACGGGAACCCAATAATATGGCCGCTCCAGAGAAGTTCTTTGGCCAGCAGGGCACGTTTGACGATTCTTCTGACTACAACGCCCGCGACTTCCATATCCGCCAAGTTCTTGGCCAAGTCAGAACATCGGTTCCGGTCAAGATCATCGCTGTCCATGGCGGTGGGGTAGGGGCAGCCCCAACAGTTGATGTGCAGCCGCTGATCAATCAGATCGATGGCCAAGGCAATCAGACTCCGCACGGCATCATCTATAGCATTCCGTGCACCCGAAATCAGGGCGGCGGTAACGCGATAATCAATGACCCTCTGGTCGGTGACGTCGGGCATATCGTCATCAGCGATCGGGACACATCATCGCTTAAATCCAATCAGGGCACACAGTCCAACCCCGGCTCGTTTCGAACCCATGATCTTGCCGATGGTGTTTACCACGGCGCGATGCTCAACCCGGCCAACCCAGATCAATATGTCCAGTTCACCACGACAGGCATGAAGCTGGTCGACAAGAATGGGAACGTGATCGAGATGAAGTCCGGATCGATCGCGATTACGGGGAATCTCACGGTGACCGGTTCGATCACGGCAGGCTTCGGAACGGGTGATGCCGTGACGCTTCAGAGCCACACGCACCCAACCACACCACCGGGGCCGGAAGCGCCTCCAAACCCTGGAACGTGAGATGGCATCGACATTGCTCTTGGACACCTTAGCGTGGGATCTCACTGTGGATACCGCCGGGAACATCGCTGTGGCTACGGAACCCTACGCTCTCGCTCAGGATGCCGCCAGCGCCATCAGAGCGTTCGCTGGAGAGGTATTCTATGACACGACGATTGGCATTCCTTACTTCTCGCAAATCCTCGGCTATGCCCCACCAATTTCATTGATGAAGGCCTATTTCAATGAGGCGGCGCTCACTGTCCCCGGTGTGGTGACATCGAAGTGTTTCATCACGTCTTGGGATAACCGCGCAGTGACTGGGCAGGTTCAAATCACTGCTGAAGACGGCACCGTTTCCGCCGCATCCTTCTAAAGGTTTCATTGATGGCTGTTACGACCAATGTGCCGAGCCCTTCGTGGACGGACAACGGATTTATCATACCCTCGGCAGAGACCGTTCTTGCCGGCGTTTTAGAAGACATCAATGCTGCGTTCGGCGGCAATCTTAATACCGATCTGACGACTCCTCAGGGGCAGCTCGCATCAAGCGAAACAGCCGTTATTGACGAGGTCAACCAGACCTTTTTGAAATACACCCAGCAGGTTGACCCAGCTTATGCCTCGGGGCGCATGCAAGACGCCATTGCTCGGATATATTTCATCGAGCGCAATCCGTCACAGCCGACCGTGGTTCAGGCGCTTTGCACTGGTCTCGAAGGCGTTGCCATACCAGAAGGCGCGCTGGCTATCGCATCCGATGGCAATCAATATATCTGCACCGAAGCCGGGGTTATTCCAGTCAGCGGCAGTATCACGCTGACGTTCGAATGCCTGACCCCTGGACCTATTCCGTGTCCGGCCGGAACGCTGAACCAAATCTATCAGTCTATTCCCGGTTGGGACGCAATCGACAACGTCTCGGACGGAGTCCTTGGCAACGATGTCGAGAGCAGAGCAGCGTTCGAAGCTCGTAGGGCGGCGTCGGTAGCCGTAAACTCAAATGGCTCTCTGCCGTCGGTGCTGGGTGCCGTGTTGACTGTGACAAACGTGATCGACGCTTATGTGACCGAGAATGTTTCGAACAGCCCCCAGACCATCGGCGGTGTCTCGCTCAACCCAAATTCTCTCTATGTCGCTGTGGTCGGTGGTGAGGCTGATCAAATCGCACGCGCGATATGGTCCAGAAAGGCCCCAGGCTGCGCCTACAACGGCAATACGACGGTTACGGTACTGGACACTAGCGCGGGCTACGTTCCGCCATATCCGGACTACGCTGTGTCATTTGAGATCCCCGATCCGCTGCCCATTCTCTTCGCGGTCGATATCGCAGACAGCACGTTGGTTCCGGCCGACGCGGAGGCGCAAATTCAGACCGCCATTATCAGTGCCTTTGCCGGCGGGGATGGCGGTCCTCGTGCCAAGATCGGCACCACGCTTTATGCCAGCCGGTTCTATGCCACGATAGCCGCACTCGGCTCATGGGCTCAGATCATCTCTGTTGAGATCGGCTCGATCAATAACCCTTCAGCGTCGTTCACAGGCGCAATCTCTGGCACGACGTTGACCGTCAGTGCGGTTGCGTCGGGAACGCTGGCTGTCGGGCAGACGATCTCTGACGCGACGGGGAACCTCATTGTAGGGACCACCATCGCGGCCCTTGGTACGGGAACTGGCGGGACTGGAACGTATGTGATTAGCAATCCGCAGACAGTGGTGATTGAAGCCATGAAATCCGCTGTCGCAAACCTCTTCGATATTGATGTTCGGATTGACCAAATCCCGACCGTTTCCGCCAACGATATCGTCGTTACACTTTCGTAAGGATCACAAATGAGCGGTCCTGATTATCCCCCTGGTCCACAGCCGGGTAGCAACGGCGTGGGTTTGTTCACGATCGGCGTGTCCCCCATAGGGACAATCCCGCCTTTTGACGTTTGGAAAACGGTGATCTCGCAGTACGCGAATAGCCCGATCCTCATCCAACTGATCGAAAATGTCTTCGTTTATCTCGATCAGACGAAAAATTTCGACGCCTTCTTCGATTACATTTGGTCAGTCGATACCGCCCAAGGCTATGGCCTGGATGTGTGGGGCAGGATCGTAGGCGTAAACCGCGTCCTGCAGGTCGAGGTCGGCAACTGGTTCGGCTATGAGGAATCTCTCCCCGGAGCCTTCACATTCGGGCAGGGCGCGTTCTTCAGCGGGTCTCCGCTCACGGACAATTTTTCTCTATCTGACCAAGCTTTTCGCCAGCTTATCTTCGCCAAAGCTGCCGCCAATATCACTAATGGCTCCATTCCCGCGATCAACCGCATTTTGATGACGCTCTTCCCGAACAGGGGGAACGCTTACGTCACCGATGGCTTTCAGGGCGGCGATTGGTTTGGATTTTCCGAATCCGTAAATGCCCAAGGCTTCAACCAAGCATCTTACTATTCCGGATCAACGATCACGACAATGACGATGACTTACACGTTCGAATTCCAGCTTTCTCCAGTGGAGTTGGCAATTGTTCAGAACTCCGGCGTCCTCCCTAAACCAACTGGTGTCTCCGCCAGTGTCGTAACACTTTAGGAAAGTCCAGATGAAAATCTCTGATATTCCGTCGAAATTCCCGATCCCATTCGGCGATGCGGCAGGGGGAGGGTTTATCCGAACGATACCGGAAGCCTCCCAAATAGGGATTATCGATGGAGCTGCATCGCTCACTGATGGGTTCCCGCCGCTGAATTTCTTGCCAGTCGGTTCAGGAGGAGTCCCGCCTTTTGGGCAGGACATGAACGGTATTCTGAACCAGATTACGCAATGGTCGCAATGGCAAGGTGCCGGGGGCCTTGCTGTCTACGACTCTGCCTTTTCCACGGACATCGGCGGATATCCCAAGGGTGCCATATTAGCTAGCGCGGTGGCTCCCGGCGTCATTTGGATGAGCACTGCAGATGACAATACGACAAACCCAGACGGGCTAACGCCTGCGAATTGGGTTGCCATTACCAATCGCGCGACAGCCTCGACAGTTTATAGCACCGCCGGAGTTTTCACCTTCACGGTACCAGGAAATGTCTACAATCTCTATGCCACATGCGTGGGCGGCGGGGCGGGATCCGCAGGGCAAGGACAGCGATCAGATGGTAGTTGTAAAGCCGGCGGTGGCGGCGGTGCTGGTGGAACGTCCTCTGGCTGGATCAGCGTTACTCCCGGCCAAAGCATTACGATTACTGTTGGTGTCGGTGGTACCGGCGGTGCAGCAAGCGCAAATAGCCCGAGTAGCAACGGTGCCAATGGAGCCGCTGGCGGCACATCGAGCGTAGGGGCTTTTATGTCCGCAACGGGAGGTACCGGAGGGTTCGGTACCGATTGTTCGGGCGGCCCCGGCGGTACCGGCATTGGCGGTCAGATCATTCAGATCGGTGGTGCTGGCACGGATGGCTCCGGTGCCACAGACGTAAATTCATATGGCGGTATCGGCGGATCAAGCAGCCAAGGCGGAGGCGGCCGTGCCGCTACGATCTCAAGCCCAATTCAGAACGGTGCGGCACCGGGTAGCGGTGGTTCGACAACCTATTTCACGGGGTGGGCATCCAACAAGAAGGGTGGCGATGGCGCCCCTGGTCAAATTATCCTGCAATATTGAGGAACAAGAGATGCCGAATACCTATGCTCGTGTCTCCGATGATATCGTGACCGAAATCATAAGCTTGCCGGACGGTATCAGCGTTGAATCTGCATACCATCCCAGCATTGCGGCGACCTTGGTCAAGTGCGATCCTAATGTTTCTCTCGGATGGGTTCTTTTCAATGGCTCTTTCTCCGCACCAACGGCTGTCGCCCCATCGAAAGATGACCTGATTTCATATGCCAACCAGAAGCAATGGTCTTTGGCTATCGGTGGTTATTCAGCGATGATAAACAGCGAAGTGGTGAAATTCGCCACCGATCCGTTGAGCCAATCATTGATCATCGGGAAAGCCTTGCGCCTTTCACAACCGGAGCCACCAGTTCTTGTGAATTGGCAATCCGGCGCATCTTTCGCCGAAATAGCCACAAGTGATTTTCTCAATGTCGCAACGCTGATTGCGGATTTCATTCAGGCAACTTTTGACGCTTTGAACAACGTGCTGTCGGCGATCGAGGGCGGCACCATCGCGGATTTCGAGAGTATCGATGCGGCCCTATGGCCGTTGAACCACGACAACACTGCGGTCTGATCCTCATGAAAAAAATTCTGATTTCCATTCTCGCCTGCTTGATGAGCGCATCCGCTTTTGCTCAATCGGCGCCGTCCAATCCTGCAATGACCTATGGCATGGTGCCAACGGTCGGGCAGTGGAACAATTGGTTCCAGCAAAAACAAGACACGCTTGGTTTCACGCCGCTGAATCAAGCCGGCGGCACGATGACAGGAAAGCTGAGGACAGCTCCATCATCGACGCCTACCGCCGGTTTCGCACTTCTTCCTGGAATCGCCCCGACATCACCGATCGATGGCGACCTATGGATGACGACTACCGGGCTGTTTGCTCGCATAAACGGGTCCACCGTTGGACCTATCGTAAACGGTACCGTTACTGGCCCATCGACAACGGTCGTGGGCCATGTTGCCAAGTGGGGGAATACGATTGGAACCGCCCTTGCCGATGGCGGGGCGCTGGGAACAATTGCTACGCAAAATTCCAGTGCTGTCGCAATTACGGGCGGCTCAATAACGGGCATCACGGATATCGCTGTTGCAGATGGCGGGACTGGCTCGTCAACGGCATCTGGAGCACGCACAAATCTTGGATCTGCTGCTTCTGGGGCTAACTCAGACATAACGTCGATGTCGGGACTGACAACCGCTTTGTCTATCGCTCAGGGCGGCACGGGCTCCATAACACCATCGGCCGCGCGTACTGCCCTCGGAACAGCTGCGTCCGGTGCCAACAGCGATATCACGTCCATATCTGGTCTCACCACGGCGCTGTCGGTTGCCCAAGGCGGGACGTCAGGCACCACGCAGGCTACGGCCCGCACTGGCCTCGGGCTCGGCTCCATTGCTACGCAGGCCGCGGCTACGGTCGCGATCACAGGTGGTTCCATCACTGGAATTTCCACCTTCGGCGTCACAAGCGGGAGCATAGTGTCTGGGCCGTTCCTTCAGGGAACATTGTCCGGTCTGACGCTATCAAATGATGCAACTGATGCTGCAAACGATCTGGATATCGCCGCTGGCGTGGCCGCTAGCGATGCATCGCCATATTATAGCATGCAGATATCATCCGCTATGGTTAAGCGCACTGACGCGGCTTGGGCGGCCGGCACCAACCAAGGCTGCTGGCTGGATGGCGCATCGATGCCAAATGGCACGGGCCATATTTTCCTGATGTACGGAAGCAGCGGTGTAGATATTGGATGCTCGGCATCCACTTCTCCGACACTTCCTGCCGGTTATACTTTGGGCCAGCGTCGTATCGGTTCAATCATCAAAGCCTCGGCGGCAATCAAGCCTTTTTATCAACATGGCGATGTCTTCCGTTTCACCAACTCAGTGACGGACAGAAACAGTGCATCGGCAACGTCTCCGACATTGATCACGCTTACTGTGCCGTCTGGCATCGTGGTTTCACCGATCATCTCTCTATCATTGTCCGTAGGGGCAAATTCGGGCGCAGTTATCGGTATAGGAAGCGCCATTGCTGGAGGAACGCAATCCTCACCTCTGACCATATCGAGCACAAACACGGCATCTATCGCGATGCAGGTTGATGTTCCTGCAACGTATTTCGCCAATACGTCAGCGCAAATCTTTTATTCGCTCACGATTAACTTCGGAACCGTCAGCGCGGCGCAGTTGTTTACCAGTGGATGGGTTGACAATAGGGGAAGGACATAACGCAGAAGACTGGCCTTCTCTCTGGCAGGTCATCTTCCTCGTTCTCCGAAGCTGCTGTCTAAATCGCAGTGCTGTCTTCTCTATCACCTCGTATGAAATCGCAGACAAAACAAGCGCAGCGGCGGGGACAATGGCCCACTTGGGTATCCCGTAGTGATCGGCGATGAAAATAACGAGATAATGGTTCAGAAACAGGCCATAGCTCAGATTTCCAAGATAATCATCGACCTTGTTCCGTGGGATACGGGGCAAGATCAGAATCGCGATAGTGCCGATCACCGCTCCTATGGTGACTTCCAGATTGTAGGGAAGATCCCGTAGAGCCGGTGATGCGATGGCCAGCCCCAGCACTGCAATAAAAAAGAACAACGACACCAATACAAAAACGTGTTTTCCCAACTGCCTCCATGAGCCAATGACGAACATAAAAAATGTTCCCGGCAAGAGCCTGTAAGCAAACCAATCTGTATTAATAACCCCGAAAAATGCGGCAATGAATACAATCGAGGAAGTCAAGACGACCACTATCTTCATTCTATCCGATGTCAGCATAAAGAACGGGAAGACGAGGTAGAAAGTCAGTTCAAGCCCGAGGCTCCAAGACGGCGGGATATAGAGCGCATGCTCTAGGCCGAACATGTAATAGCCGAGCGGGAGCATCGCAGCGTTCAATACGACCTTTTCTAAACTTCCATCAGTTAGAAAAGAATTGTCTGTTCCTATCCACGGCAGCACGGCGACCGTTGCGAGAAGATAGAACAAAAACTGCGGGAAAAGACGTGTGAACCGATCGAGATAAAAGGCTGGAACGTCATCTAGCTGAGGATAATTTCGCCGGATCAAACCGGTCATCAAATAGCCGCTGATGATGAAAAACGAAATGACGGCGCTCACACCGGAGTTCAGTCCCCATATCGTTCCGAAGGCATGCGAATAAAGAACAGCCAAAGCTAATATGAGACGATAGGTCCCCACTCGGGATCTCCTTTGTTTGCCTTGGATTCAATTACCCTGTTTCCCCTCCAAAAATCGAGAGAAATCCTTTGATCGCGATTAGTGCGCTTGGCGGCAACCAAGCCGCGATAAATCTCGCCCATTCTATGGGTGACGATATTTGTATAGATTGCCCAGTCACGATCACGACCGCCGATACATGGCCGAAAGGAAAGATTTATCATTTCTCTGGTGACGGGGCTCTGAACCCTTGCGCAGGCATCATCTTGACCATTCGAGGAACTGTAAAGGCCGCACGATGGCGGAATTTCCCAGCCAACACGCCATCGCCCAATCATATATTCGGCGGGGAGGGAAATGTTATCGGTCTTCTTAAAGCCTATCCCGGCTATTGGGGCGCCAAGGAAGATGGCATTTCTGATGACCAACCGGCCCTCCAGGCTGCCCATGATTGCGTTGCCGCATCGAAGGGATCGGATGGCGAAGGATGGGCAGAAATCATTTTGTCACCGTCCATCTATGGTATCGGCAACAAATTCGAAATAACCCCGACAGGGAGTGTCCCAATTAAGATGAGGGGTTCCGGTGCGACCGGGGATCCAGCATTTGGTGGAACCGCCTTCAAGTGCCTTGCTGTATTCACAGGCAATGTCGCTCTGCATCTTCAGGGTCAATCGACCTGGAATACCGAGCACATCGCAGGGTGGGATATCGGCGATTTCAATATCATCAGAGATGCCCAGTCGCCGGCTCAGTTTGGATTCTGGTGTGGCGGTGACGCCGATGGTTTAAATTTGGTTGGGAGCCAGCAATCCCTGATCGAAAACGTCTATGTCAACGTTTTCGATGTCACATGGAGATTCCAGCAAATCCGGCTAGCCACGATCAGACGTTGCTCCGGCTGGTCCAATACGAACGTCTGCATTGAATTTGCTGTTCCAGATGCGCGGCTCTTCACCGGAGATATGGATTTTCGGGAGTGCCAATTTGTCGCAAATCGGCAAGCTGCAACCACCACCGCTAACATCTACATCCATGGAACTGGAGGAGCAATAAACGGCGTCCGATTCTATGGGTGTCAATTTTATCAAAGCGACGTGGCCATAAATGTGAATTCAGGGGGCGTCCAGATCGCCGACTGGTGGTTCAGGGATTGCCAATTCGATTCTGTCAATAAAATGTTCTCCATCTGCATGACGTCGAGCGCCTCTCAAATATTCGATTGGCACATCAGCGGATGCTACGGACAAGGCCTTACCGGACCATTTGTTGTAACTTCTATATCCGGCGGAGCCGTATTGCAGGATGTCTTTATTGAAGGAAACTGGATTCGCGGCGCCGAATTAGGATCGCAAAATCTGCTGTCTTTCGCTGGGTCTGTTGCTGGCATACATGTTTCCAACAACATGTTCGTCGCTTGCAGGACAACATCCTATTTGATCGTCTTCGCCAGTGTCGCGACAGAACTAGATGTTTCACACAATACGGTGCGTGCCTATAACGGCTCGACCGCTTCGCATTTGATCGCCTTCGGAGCGAACAGCAATCGCTACGTGGCCGTTGGGAATAAATCTTCTCCAGGATATTGGACGGCAGCCCCAGTACTCGAACTGAAGCCGACAGCAACAAAATACATCGCTGGCAACTTCTAGCCATCACGAAGAGATTCTCTCTCCGTAAAGGCCGCTTTGGCGCCCTTTTTCTATTGGAGCCTATAGCGCACTGATCGAAGTTCTTCGATGAGGCGCGATGCACCGCCGCCATCTTTTCACAAGGATCAAAACTCATGGACCGAGCGAAGTTCTTCGCGGCGGTGCGTTCGTCGTTGTTCGGCGGAAAGCTCTCGACGGCGCAGGTCAGATATTGAGCTTGATGCGGTCTGGGTGATCGGAGCGAAGATAGCTTTCACGGGACCGCCGCGGCTTTGCTCCATGGCTTTTGTAGGTCACAGCATCTTCAAGAGGAATGCCGGCATGTATTCGGTAAAGGACGGTCGTCAGGTTGACGCCGAAATGTCGGCAAGCCGCCTTTATCGATGGGAATTCAAGTCCAGCAACGGAAACGGATATAAAGGAGCGCCGTCTTCGAGCACCCGCGCGTTGCCTGGCAAGCCATTCGCAATTGTCGGGAGAATATCCAATCTTTGTATCCTTGCGGACAATGACATGGTTGGACGTTGGTTTTTCCCCCATGTCGGCCAAGAATTGCTCGAACGAATGCTCCCACTCAGGACAAACGCGGATGCCAATGGCTCCATAGTTCGGCCAATCACTATCTGTCGGATCCGAGCAACGTCGTTTGATCTGCAACCATGAACGATATTCCGGCGACTTGCCGGCTCTTCGCTTATGACCATGGCTTACGATCCGCTCAGCATTCGCTGCGGTGTACTCTGGTGACGCGCCCATTTCGCGGGCCCATTCAAGGCCGAGGCACCCACAAGACTGAGTGATGCCGGTTCGTAGGTTCTTGCCTGACGTGGTCTTCTCGCCTCCACAGTCACAAATGCAATGCCATCGGGCGCGAGTATCGCCCTTGTTCTCAGCTCGATCAATCACGACCAAGCGCCCAAAACGCATTCCAGTGATGTCTATCAGTTCGCCCAACGCCCTGTCCTTCGGTGATTTGAACTAATCGCAATCTAACACCATCCATCAAAGGAAACCATCATGGCAGACCTGTTTTCTCAGGCGCTGGCGAAAGTGCTCGTTAGCGAAGGTGGCTATTCTAATGATCCACAAGACCCGGGCGGCGCCACCAATCGCGGGATTATCCAATCGGAATATGACAAATATCGATGGAACCACAAACTTGGTGTTCGGTCGGTGAAGTTCATCACGGATGCTGAAGTCTCGGACATCTACCGAAATAGCTACTGGTTGGCTGGGAAGTGCGACCAGATGCCCGCAGGCGTCTCCTACGTGCAGTTCGATGGGAACGTGAACTCTGGCGTCTCTCAGTCCAGCAAGTGGCTCCAGCGCGCCCTTGGCGTGGCGGATGATGGTGTTATCGGCCCTCAGACGCTCGCAGCCCTCAATGCCTATCCGAACAAAGATGCGTTGATCGACAACATGTGTAATCAGCGCCTGAAATTCCTCCAATCGCTCAAGACCTGGCCTCACTTCGGTAAGGGGTGGGGAAGTCGCGTCGCTCAGGTACGGGCCACCGGCAAAGCTTGGGCCGTGTAAGCCCCCCTCAACATCAAAGGACCATCCCAATGCGCATCTTTACCTTGGTGGCAGTAGCCGCCATGACGATCTCGCTCGGCTCCTGTGCTGCCCTCAAGACGCTCTCCAGCACCGAAGTGCCGATGACGGCCATTATCGTGGCCGGCAATGGCGTCGATGCTGCTGAGACGGCAGCTACTGCCTATGTGCGGTTCTGCACGCCGAACCCGAAGCCGGCTGGCTGCAATGACAGCGTGATCAAGAACAAGATCATCCCGGCTGTTCACGACATCCGCACGGCGCGAGACGCGGCTGAGCAGTTCGCTCTCGACAATCCCAATGCCACGTTTGGGCCTGCCACCCTCATCGACGCCGTCACCAAGTCCGTTGGCGTCCTTCAGTCCGTCCTCGCTGCTAACAGCGTCAAATCGTAAGGAGATATCGTCATGAACGTGCAGATGATTATGGGGATGCTGAACATCCTCTTGGCGGCAATCCCCCAGATGACCAGCTTGAAAGTCGTGAGCCAGACCGTAGCTTGGCTTCTGCAGATCGAGCCGGTTCTCGTCCAGTTCTCGGAAGACCTTGGGCCGATCATCTCGAATATCGTCGCTGCCTTCGCGGCTAACCCGGCGACGACGGCCACCCAGATCGCCGCTCTCAAAGTTCTGGATGCCAAAACAGACAAGGACTTCGATGACGCGATCTCGGCTTATCTGGCCAGCAATCCCGATCCGGTAGCGGTCCCCAGCTCGAATGCTGCGGCAGTCTCAACCGAAAGCACGGACGAGGCCTCCGCCGCCCCTTTGTCATCGGCCGGCTGAAGACCGGCTTCGCGAACCTTCAAGGAGTTCTTCCCATGTTCAACACGAACCTGGTGCACAACGTTATCAATGTTGTCATCATCCTGGTGGCCGCGATTACAGCCGGTCTTTCGGCTTGGGGCTGCACCACTCTGCCGACCGGCGCGATCGATTGCTCAGCATCGACGATTCCTCCCCAATATTCTGGGGCGCTGATCGCGCTGCTTGGCGTCCTCAAGATGGTGATCAATATCACCCGTGATGGGCTGGCAGGTCTCTCCAAACCTCAGCCACCTGTCGAGAAGACGCAGTAATGCCACCCCGCGTAGCGCTCGCTCTGTTCTTCCTTAGTGCCGGCACCTTTATTTGCGCAGTTGGTGCCGGCCTTCTCTCCATTCCCCACTGAAAGAATCTCCGCATGGCCCCTGCCGACGACAACTACATCCACCAGCAGATTGGCTCTCTCGCTGCAAAGGTTGACATGCTGATTGAGGCAACGCGTCGATCAGAAGAGAAGTCGGACGTGAGCAGGGCGTCTATGCATAGGCGGATGGATGAGGTCGTGGACCGGGTTGCCAAGGTCGAGAACACAACGTCCGCCGTTCAGGAGGATGTGAAGGAAATGCGGCCGGTAACCGATGATGTGAAGCGATGGAAGCTCATGGGGCTTGGTGCGCTCGGCATGATCGGAATCGCCGGCATGGCGCTGGGGGTGTCATTTGCTGACGCGCTTAAGCGAATTGCTTCCATCGTTGTTGGAAGATGATATTTCCTGATCGCGGCTAAAACGTCGTCCCGCCTTTCGGCTTTGGATATTCCTCCCACTTATGCTCAAAGCAATACCAGCGGGTTTCGTCCTTGCCGAGATCATAGCCGAGGCTACCCCATGCCTTGCATTCCGGCTCATCGCACCAATGCTCGAAGTGAACCGGTATCGCCGGCCGCGCAGTATCATCACTCATCGCTTCATCCGCCCCACGGTCAATCGTGCGCCCCTGTGCCCACATAGGCATCTCATACGCGATTCTAGCGGCTTGATCTCCGTTCCCCCGCCAAACCTCCCGATCAGCGCCCAGCGCGCTAGATCGCGCTTTCTTCCGCATCCCTGACATCTCGCGATCAGACCTTCGTTTTCGGCCAGGTCGGATAATAATTTGGTAATCGGCGGTCGCTCGACCTCGGGCGCCGGCTCCGGTCGAGATCCTGCCCCATAGTGAAGCATGCAGCGATCCTTGTAGACGTTCTCGACCCGAGGGCATTCCAGCATCGTGGCGAGCGTCTTCAGCAGCCCGGGCATATCCTCGTCGCCGCACTTGTCTATCAGCCAGTCGCCATCGAAGGTGTGTTTCTGCTGGCAGACATCGCATTCGGTCTCAACTTGCCTTCCTCGAAAATCGAATAGCGTTTGCGTGCCGTAGCTGTTCATGGCTACCTCCATTTGCTTTCGATGTTCTGATTATGTTCTGGTGTGGGCGCGAGTCAAGATGAGGTTATCTAGCTCAATGAAGTTTGGGGGAAGTATCTCGGGATGCCAATAATATCAACGGGTCGATTTTCGCTGTTTGGGGGTGTAACCTGTTGAAATCGGGCTATAGTGGCAAGACTGGCGGGGGCACCACATTTTCCCAGTGACGAAACATCTCATGAGTTGGCTGCCAGATCGCCCAGCGCGAGAAGGCATTTGCGCCGGCATGATTGGAAATGTCATCCTTTGGGTATTCATGATGATCGCCGACATGCGATTCTATTTTTTGCTAGGTGTAAAAAAATATGACCGGTAAGCCCAAGAAGCCCAAACTTGAACATTCCGAACTCTCAGGCGAATTCACCGAGGACGGGATGACCGTGCTCGTGGATATCTTCCGTCCGGCGGGCACCCAGCAGGACTGGCGGATGGAAGTGATCACGCCTGATGAAGACCTGATCGAATGGGAAGAGCCTTTTGCGACCGATCGCGAGGCGTTTGACGAGTTCCTGGCGACGGTCGCCCGCGACGGCATCAAGACGTTCTTTGACGATTCCGATCCGGCGGTTCACTAACCGGGCATCGCAAGCCCGATACGGCCTACGCAGCGCGAATCCGCTACGAATGTGGGCGTATTTACAATGCCTGAAATGGGCATACACTTTCTCTTCCGACTGCGGACGAGGGAATGGCCATGCGCAAGGCATTCAGGCATATCGTCTTGGGACTGCCGCTCGTTGTGAGCGCGATGATTGCGAGTGTGCCGGCACTGGCCGGCCAGGATTGCTACTGCAAGAACAGCGATGGAAAACAGCATGCCATCGGTGAGATCGCCTGCATGACCGTCGACGGCAAGAGCTATCTTGCCCAGTGTGAGATGAACCTCAACGTCACCTCCTGGTCGAAGCTGCAGGAGGGATGTCCGGTCACCCAGCGATCCCTTTGGCAACAATCGGCCTGGCATCCGCAGCCGATTGTGCTTCGCTAAGCGAGACTTGGTTTAATGGCAGCGGTAGGCGCGCTCCGATAGGGCGCCCATGCCTGAGCGGGTCATGAGTTCATAGAGAATACGCCGGCCGAAGGGATTATGCAGGCGGATGGCGTCGGATCCCAGGAAGTGCGTTTCAGCCCGTTCGAAGGCTCTGAGATGCGGCGCCCGCAGGATTGCTGCGCGGTAGAAGTCGTGAAATTCGCGCCGGCAGACATAGGTCTTGTATTTCGTCATGCAGAAGGCCGAGAAGCCCTGATCGTTGTTGCGCAGGAAATCGGCGACACCGATGGTCACTTCCGGCCAGGCGGGATTGAAGGTGTCGTCGAAGACTATGACGCCATGATCGGCGATCGTCTCTTTTGCCAGTCTGCAGTCGGCTTCCAGATTCGCCAATGTATGGCCGCCGTCGACGCTGAAGAAGCGCACCTTGCCGACCTTGTCCAATACGTCCTGCGGTGACAGTTCTGCGCTATCGCCGACGACCAGCAGATCCTTGTCGACTGACAGGCCAAGACGGTCGCCATTCCGCAGGAACGAGCGGTATTGCTCGGAGGTGCCGTTCGACATTTCGCCGATGTCGAAGAGATCGATGCCGAGTACGCGGTCGTCCGGCGAGGTGATCTTTTTCAGGAGAAAATAGGAGCGGCCGAAATATACGCCGATTTCAGCGACGCCGCCTTCCAATCCATGCTCGCGCTGGCGCTCCAGGATGGACAGATAAACAAGGGCATCGGGCGGATCGATATATCCTTCAACACTTCGCAAATCGTGGAAGATGAATTTACGGATATTCGATGGAATCATGCACGCCGCGCCCGTTTTGCAATATGTCTTATCTCAATCAGTTTTAGATTGATCTAATGTTAGATAGTCATATTGCGGGGATTTCAACCCGTAGCTGGGTATCGGATTT